CGTCTAAAGACAGTGATATATAGGGCGCAATGGGGATTTGGCGACACTGGCGACACTCGCGACACTCACGCATTGCTGGGCCCCCCTCTTTCGACGTAGAGAACCGGGTGATATCGGGCATCACTTTGCTGAACAGAACGGAGCTTCAGGGCATCCATCCGATTGGCAAAATTCTTTGACGATACGCAGCGATAGCCGTTGCTGATAGTCCACTGTCGATAGGCTGAATAGAGGGTCGACGCGCGGGTGCCATTGGCTATGTTGGTGGGCAGCATCGGATCGTTCGGCCGCGTCGCCTCATCGACGAACATCGCGACACTGTCGCTGGCCCTTCGCCACTCGTTTACAGCGTCGGTAGAAGTCTGAGGTATCGTGTACCCACCTTGTCGCTGAAGTCGGGCGGCCCCTTCAACCGCCCACGCTGCAATTCCAGCACGGTCGAGTGTCACGACATAACGCCCGATATCCTTCCGGCTACCCGGTGCGCGCTCCATGTCGCGGGTGAATTTGACGATGAGGAAGCGGCGGAAGAACCCGTGGGAGAGATCGGCGGTGCTCGGCAGGAGGTTGGCCGAGAAAAGATGCCCGGCGACCGGGCGGTGCTCGAACGGATCGCGGTGCTTGCGCTCGGTGTGGACCGGCTCTCCGGTAATGACGGACTTGAAGAGATCGCCGGATACGATTTCCTTCTCGGGGATCTCGTCCACGATGTTGGCCAGGCAGCCGACGAGCTTGGCGATTTGGAAGCGCTCGCCCCACTGCTGCGGGGGTAAGGAGCATACGGTGCGCGGCGGGAAAACGGAGCGGATGATCTCCTCGGCCTGGCTCTTGCCGTTGCCGCCGGGCCCCTCGAACACGAGGCAGCGCTGATAGCTGGTCGCCTTGCCGATGAGGCACGCCCCTGTAAATTCCTGGATCAGCATCACGCGGGCGGAGCGCTCTTCTTCGCTGGTGTCGGCGAAAACGTCATCCCAGAACTGATCGAGTTCGGGATGGAGCGCTCCGGGCTCGTAGTCGATATCGACGCGGTGCCTCGCGCGTTGGTCTGAGGTGTGGCGATGGGTGGTGATCTTGCCATCGCAGACCTCGACGAAACCGTTGTTGAAGGTGATGCCGGTGATGCCTTGATCGAAGAAGTTGGGGTTGGAGACGAGATCGCGAGCGAGTTTGATGGTGCCGCTGACCGTGCCAGCAGAGACCTTCAATCGTTTCTTGCCGCCCACAGACAAGCCGGCGAAGCTCTGCACGGTGCGGGAGAGCTCGGACTCGTCGATCTCGGTCCAGACGCCGGACGGCGGATCGTATTCGCGGTAGGCGCCTTCGGAGTAGATGGGGGCGAGGTCCCCTGGACAGCGGGTGTCGATGAGTTTGGATGCGAGCTCGGCATCATCGCCGCGGAGCAGATCACCGAAGCCGAGGATCGGTGTATCGTCGAGTGGCGGGACGAGGCCGAGCGGCGGGGCATCTGTGGTGTCTGTAGTATCGGTCATCACGACGCTGGCTCCTGCCCACGCATGCGGGAGATAGCGGCGGTGAGGTTCTGGGCGGCGAGGGAGAGATCGGAGCCTGGCGAGCGGAGCAGCGCTTGGGCTTGGGCAATGTGATCGAGCGCTGAGCGGCGCCATGAGAGCTCGACGACATGCATTGCGATCGGCTCGAGCTGGACTTGGGCCGGGGTATAGGTAACGAGCGCTTCGATGTCCGGGGAGAGCGTCGGGGAGCGGACATTGCGAGCCGCTAGCCAGTTGAGCGCGGCTGGGATGTCTGGCGGGTTCGTGGTGAGGAATTGGAAAAGCAGCCGGTGGAGAGGCGCGAAGAAGTGTTCCGGTTGCAGATAGGAAGGGGTGACGATGCCACTCCACGCCGATGAGATGAGCGCTCGTTCGGCATGGAGATCGTAGGGAGGGCTCGGCGGTGGATCCGCGGTGAGCATGATCCCAGCGCGTAGCTCCTCGCGCACGATGGTCGCTAGTTCGGTTCGCGTCATGGAGGCGGAGCACGGCGATCCTGGTTGGGGCGGGATTGGCGGGCGTGAGCTAGAACCGAGCGAGCGTCATCGACGGAGCGGACGACCTCGTAGATGCCGCCGAGTTCACGAACGACGCGCGCCCAGTTGATTTGGTCGTCGCTCTGTTTCGAGCCGGGGCGATGTGTTTTGACTTCTAGGGCGACGAGTCGACCGAGCGGGGCGAGGATCCCGATGATGTCGGCGGAGCCGGGGGCGAGACCGAACCGGACCAAGCGCCCAGTAGAATCGTAGAGGGCACCGGTTGAATTGCGCCAGACACGGAAGTCTGACTCATTGCCCAAAGCGAGAAGGATCTCCTTGAGTAAAGGAGCCTCGCGCTGCGGCTTCTTTAGGTGATCGGCAGTCATCTGACCTCCGCGCCTGGCCAATGCCGGTAGCGAATTTTGTACTGCACAGCGGGCCACTTGGGCGAGTAGCCGCGCGCCGCAGCGGTAGCGACGAGCGCTTGGTAAGTGCGCTTCTTCTCAGCAACGGTGTGGGTCGCTAGAACTTTTTGGATCTGCTCCCTTCGGATGCGAGGGTCAGGTTTGCCCTTGCTGCGAGCTCCGCAGCTTGGGCACGTGGCGTCGTGGTACTCAACGGCGCGGAATACTCTTTGGCAGGAGCGGCACTGGCGGATGGCTTCGGTGACATCGCCCCCCGTGGAAATCGCCTTACCTTCTAGGCTGTAAGAGCGGTCTTCGTCCGGCATGCCGTGCAGGTAGACGGAGCCGCGTAGATCGATCACTACGGCGCGGAGCTTGCCGGGGTAGGGGCGGACGATCCGGCCGATGCGTTGAATCCACGCGCCTGGGGTAGAGACGCCGGTGCAGATGATGGCGCACGAGACGCTAGGATCGTCGTAGCCCTCGGTGAGTAGTTGAACGTTGGTAAGGATCAGTAGTTCGCCAGAGCGGTGCGCAGCGAGCCGAGCCGCCCTGAGTTCTTCCGGCATCTTCCCGTCAACGCAGCCCGCGGGGATGCCGGCGTCACGGAAGTCGTCGGCTACTTGCTGCGCGTGCTTGACGTCGCGGCAGAAGACGATCGCTTTCTGTCCGGGCGCGTGTTGCTGATAAGCCTTGACCGGGTGCTCCGACATAGCGCGGGTAGGGCCCGCTGGAGCGATCACGTCGCACGGGACGAGGAACCCCGCAGCGATGAGCTCGCGGGGTTGCGCAGCCGTAACAAGAGCGTCGGCCAGGTTGCCGAGGGCCGCGCCGTCTCCGCGCTCGGGGGTGGCGGTAAGGGCGAGGGTTGGGCCTGTGCGCGCGGGGGCAATGGCTGGCGACCATTGCTCTGTGCCGTAGAGGTGATGACATTCGTCGAGCACGTACCAATCCGCGCCGATGGGGATGTGGCCGCCTTGGACCATACAGAACCGCACGCGGGGGCCGCCGAAGAGCATCGCGTTCATCGCTTGCTCGAGTAGTTCTTGACGGTGTGCTACCCAAACGCCGATGCCAGCTGGAGCTCGTTGCCGCATCGCCCACTCGACCGCCGTGGTGGTCTTACCCGAACCAGTTGGCGCAACGAGGCACACGGTGCGAGCACCGCGCAAGCGTGCGGCTTCGTCCTTGGCGAGCGCTTCCACCTGGTACGGCCGGAGCTCGCGCGGGGCGGGGAGGGACTGCGCGGAGGTCATGCCGTCTCCTTCTGCAAATCCTTCATTTCACACTCCTCGCTGCAGTAGACCTTCGTCAGCCGGTCGCTGTAGTACGGGCCGAGCGGATCGGAGCCGTGCCGCCACCCCACGCCGAACGGCGCGCGGAGGCCGCACAAAGCGCACCGGGATGGACGCTGCGGGGCGATCATGCGGACGCACCGCGGAAGTGATGGCGCTGCAATGGACCGCGCGCCTTGTTTGCCTCGACGCGAAGGCAGCCGCAGCTGCGCCCCTTGCCCTTCGTGAACTCGAAAGCCCGCACGCGAGCGGCGCCGCCGCAGTCGCAGGAGCAAAGCCAAATGACATTGCGGTAGGCATCGACGCCAACGGGCTTGAGTGCAATCAGCCGGCCACGGCGCTGACCCGTGAGGTCGACGCGGTGACCAGATCGGCGCGACGCGAGCCGCTGCCACTCTTCGAGGGTATAGTGCCTCACGCTATCGGCGCTCCGCCAACGAAAGCTGTCGAGCGTCCGGCTGAATGCGCGTTTTGCTCGGATACTTCTTGCTGCGCGATGGTTTCGGCGCGGTCGGCTTCAGTCCAAGGTCGCCGCAAAACGCCTCCGTGTCGTCGTCCGACAATCGCCACGGACCCCGCGGCGAACCGACCTCTCGACCGGTGAGCGCCGAGAACAGGAGCACACCGTTGAGCGGCCACACCACCGACACCTTGCTGGTCTTGCCGTTCTTGCCCGACCGGATCAGCTCGCCAGTTAGCCCGAGCTTCTGCCCCCCCCCACGATGGATTAGAGTTACTTTCATTTGTTGCTCCCTTCGGTCCACGGAATCCGCTCACGCTCGTCTTCGTGCTGCCCGGCGTGGTCTTTTGGTAGCGTGCAGAGCAGCGGCGACCAATCGATGCCCGGCGCAGCCTTCGGCCACACTGGCGAGAACTCGTAGCGCGCACGGCAAGCGTCGAGCGGGATCAGCGCGAGTTTGAGTTGCCCGGGTGACGTCATCTCCCCGCCCTCTCCCGCGCCGCGAGCCGACGAACCGCGCGAGCGCAATCCATCGTTGCAGCGGCACCATCGCCCAGCGGGGCTGGCTCGGACTCGCACGCCATTGCGGCGGCTTCGATGGCGTCAGACTGCACGGCTTGAACGGCATTCAGCAGCACGTCGATAAGCTTGGACTCGTCGACGCTTTGCTGAATGGCCATCGCTTGCGCGATCTGGACAGTCCACGCCTCGGCAGTTTTCATCATCGCTTTCCAGCCTTCGCCCGCGTCATCGCGCGGACCACGAGGCGCTGCATCATTGCCTTGTGGTCAACCAAGAGCCGACGAACCAGCTCGCCCTGTGGGACACGAAACTGCTTCGAGTTTTCGCGCAGCCACGCCACGACGTCGGGATCGCATGGGATGCTGAGCATGACCTTCTTCTTTTTCGGAGCTGTGGTCATCGGCGGCACCTCTCAAGAATGGGGGAAGTAATGGCTCTCTCCGTTGACCACCCTCGCTCTAACCTTGCGGCGATAGTGTCCGATGGAATTCCAGCGAACTCTGACCATGCCGACAACGGCATTGACCGACCGTCGTGTTCAATGAGTCGATTGGTTCTCTTATTGCGGCCCTGCTGGATATTCGTGGCCCATCGGACATTCCCGGGCTCATAGTTGCCGTCGTTGTTGGGAAATCGATCTAGCGAATGCGCTGGCGTCGGCTTGCGCCCCACGTCAGCGAGGAACGCTGCGAAGTCGTTGCGCCAACGAGGGGCTACCCTAATCCCGCGCAGACCATAATTGGGGTAGCTGAGATGCGTCTTGCGATAGCAACGGTCCAGCATTCCGCGCCACGCAAGGTATTCCGGGCTAAGCCCACGAATAGCCCCGCCGTGCTTCACGTTGGCAGCCGAACACATGGCACCTTTTCGACACCCGCACGACTTAGTCGTACCGTTGCGCAGACTGGCGCCGCGTGTCTCGACCTGTTTCCCGCAGTCGCAGACGCATAGCCACACGGGCCAAGTATGGCTCCCCTTGGCACCTGTGCCGCTCCTGCGGAGCACAACCAACGAGCCGAATCGGCGGCGAGACATATCTATTGCCGGCATCATCGTGGCCACCAAAGCAGCGTGTGATCGACTTTGCTGTTGGCTCTCATGGCTCACTCCATCCGCGGACCACTGCCGCCAGCACTTCGAGGCTCGGGTTCGCGGCTACCGCCTGAGCGGCAACCCGGCGGGCTTCAGTGAGAGCGGCGAGCAGCGCCGGCACATCGGTCCTGGCGGCAGCGATAAACTCGGCATTCTGCCCATCGTCGCACTGCGCGAACAGGTAGCCGGTGCCGTCGAGAATGACGCGCGAGCCAGAGCCAACGGCGGGGGCGTCTCGCCACGGACCCGGCGTTGCGCCGGTGATGCGCTGGAGAATCTTCGAAAGATCGGCGCACGTCATGAGTGCGCCCCGTGCAGCTTCGCGAACTCCGCCGCGGGCGGTGTCATCGAGCGAGCGTTGTCGAACGGCGGCAGGTAGCGCCGAGCACCGCAAGGACAAGACAGCACCGTGCCCAACATGTCGTCCGCCATCGCGCGGAGCGTGGCGTTCAGCTCGATGCGCGAGAGCGCGAGCTGCAGCTTTTCAACATCGAGCGTCGTCATCGCGCCAACTCCTCTCGAGTGAGCGGACAACAGAGCGTCACGTCGTCGAGCTGGCGCACTTCCGCCTGCCCGGCTGGGCACACGAACCTTTCGCCGGTGAGCCCATAGTGCAGATGACAGCGTGGGGTGGTCGCCGGCTGGGCGCACGCGAGCGCGAAGACGGCGGCGAGGAGGGCGAGGCGGGTCATGCTGACTCCCGGTGCTTGTGTGGAATGACGAGAGCGCAGCCGACTACGCCACAACTACCGGCCGGCGCGCTAATGCCGGGAGGCTTAAGAGGCAGTGGGGTTGCCAACAACGCGGCGGCTTTCTCGGTCCCGGTGGTGGGCTTCGTCGAGAACTGATCGACGTCGCTAAGCCGCACGTTCTTCTGCATCGCGGCTGCGGCAGGCTTGGCGGGATACGTTCGCCAGGCTTGCCCCGGCGGCTTTTTGGTGGGCGTGCTCATCGGCAGCGCCTTTCGATCGCAACGTCCTCAGCGCTCACGCCCGAAAGGCGCATGCAGCGAAGACACGAGCCGGTCTCGTTCTCGTTCTCGTTGTACGACCAGATCCACCGTTTCCCGTCGACGTGGTACGCCTGCCCGCAGAGCGTGAGTCCTCGCGGCTTTACATTGCGCGACACGTGGACCGTGCCGGTCGCGATGCGCTGGAGAGTGCCGCCCGTCACTTCCGCCTCGCTTTCGCCGCAGCCTTGAGCAGCTCAACTGCCGCCATGAGGCAGCGTGCGTCGGTGCGGTGGCGGATGCGCTCTTCAACGTCGACGTCGATGACGCCCCAGTTTGCCGACGACTTCGCTTCGTCGCGGAAGAAGTGCAGCGCCGCACGACGGGCGACGACCGGCATCGCACGCCACCGCTTGATCGCTTGCGCGAGGGTCGGTGGCTTCATCGCCGCACCGCCTGACTTGCGAGCTCGACGAGCCATTGAGCGAGCGCCGGAGGCGTGCGACGACGTTGCTGCGCGGAGCAAACCTTGATGCCTGGCGGCACAAACCCGCCTGAGCCTTTGCGCGGATGCGGGCCCATGCCAGATGCCCAATGCGTCGGAGTACCGCCGAATCTCAGCCCGTCGATCACTGCCTGGTACTCGATGCCTACGAAGTAGAGCCACGTTTTTTTGCGAGCAACATGGCCCCAAGAGACCTGCTCCACCTCAACACTGAACCCGCCGTCGGGGCCCTCGTAGTTGAGGGCATACGGTTCGGGAACCCCCATGCGCTCCCACAATTTGGAGCCGCGAGGCTGCTCGAGTACACCGCCCCACATGCGAACTTGCTCGACGGCGCGCGGACCACAGTCGGCGTCGTCTCGTTGATTCAAGTGTCGCAAGTTGCCCCAAGCGCCACACGGCGGATGCGCCACGACCGGCCACGGCCCATCGTAGGTCTTTGCGTCTCGAGCCTCGTCCCACCAATGCTCGACCAACGCGGGGTACGGACCGCGCGGATCGACGTAGAGCGCTGCAACGTTCGACACCTTCGACACGGCTAGCGCGCTCACAGCCGCCTCAGATCTCGCCGCTCCGCCCGCGTCGGCGCGATGCAGAACGAAAGGCAGACCGCTACGATGACGAGGGCGATCACGTGCCCACCCGCTCGCCATCTTCGATTGGCATAAGTCGAAGCACCACCCGCTGCCCGTGCTCATTCTTCAGCACACGAATGCTCCGGCTGGCAGCCTTATCAGTCGTCTCTATGAAGCCCTTGCGCACGAGCGCCCGCAGGTGATCGTTTACTGCGTTGGTAGATGTGACGCCGATGCGCCGCCCGATCTCGCGCATACTCGGCGGTACGCCTTCAGCCTCAATCGACTCACAGATGAACTTGAGCACTTCCAGTTGACGCGCCGTCAGTGCCCTCGATCCGTCAGCTGTCCACTCGACCGGACCGCGCACGGCCTGGCGCCTGTTGACGCCTTGAATTACAGGCAACGCCCATCGGCAATTGCCGGGTTCGTAGTTACCGTTGGTGTCGATGCGGTCGATCGAGTGGCGGTTGCTAGGGCGCGGGCCCATGTCCAACATGAACTGATCAAAACTGTCTCGCCAGCACTCGTGAACGACAATGCCCCGGCCACCATAGTTGGTATGTGGTGTCGGGCCGTGACACCGCGAGATCATCCCGCGCCAAATGCCGTGCTCACGGTCGAGCTTCCTAGAAGCTATCAACGGCCCGTTTGGCATGTTCCGAAACCGCGCGTCGAGGAAAGAGAGGTTCATTTCCATTTTGCTAAACCCTCGTTCAGTTGACGGTCTTCACTGGCGGCCGCACCTTCCCAGGCACTTAAGAAGGCTTGGCTTTCTTGGCGGTGCCCATGCGAATTCTCAGAATTCATCCCCGGCGGGGACCACGCGAAGATCCGCCCGCCGCTCGAACGTTCGGCCGAAGACGTGGCGCTGGGGGAGCGCCGTGACACGGCCGGCAAAAGGTGCTCCCATAGCCCGATCGGGAGGTGTGTACGATGCGACGATTGATGATCCTGGCGGTGGCGGTGGGGTGCTCGGGGAGTGGTCCGTCCGAGCCCGTGGGCCCGTGCGCGGCACGCAACGGCACTTACTCGACGAGCTACACGACTCGGTCCGGGGATTGCGGCACCCGCCCCGAGCAGCTCTTCGTTGTGCACCCCGGAGACGATGTGGCGGCTGTTGCGAAGGCTGCCGGGTGTACCGGGAAGTGGTCGAACACCGCCGACGGTTGCAGGGTGACGACCGAACTGACGTGCCCCGGGGCAACCGGCTACTCGGTTCACACGGTGGATGTCGCGGACTGGGCGAAGGATGGCGCCACGGGCCGCGCGACCGAGCAACTCACCATCAGCGATGCCGCGACCGGGCTGATCCAGTGCAGCGGGACGTACGACCTGACGTTCTCGCGACTCTAGCATCGGACCGCCGTGCGTGTGGCAATCGCGCCCCACGTTGTAGAAATCTTCAGATTCGTCATCCGGTTCGGAACATTCTTCCCGCTAGCGGTGTTTTTCATGCTCGGCGCTGGGGGCTAGCGAGCGGTTGGCTTGCGGCTCTTGGCGACTGCTGCGGCCACCGTCCGAACGGTGGGGGAAGGACCGACGCCGGAGATGAGCCAATCGAGCGACAGGCCGAAGACTCTGGCGATGCGTTCGGAGACCATCGAACCTGGGTCGGGTCTGTCTCCCGACTCGATGCGGGAGCAGTACCCGGGGGAGACGCCGATCAGCTTGTCGAGCTCTCGTGCGCTTATCCCGGCCAGCTCGCGAGCTGCTTCCAATCGTTTCCCTATCCCACGGCTCAAGTCCCTTACGGTTGCCAGCATCGTGCGGACTAAAGTACACAGTACGACTTTAGTCGTCAAGCGGGAATCGGCGTCGACCATCCGCGCTGGTGACTTTGGTCGTCGGCTGCGCGATGATGGCGCGGTGCCGAAGCCTTATGCGTGGCGGACCCTAGAGGGGCGAATCCGTTGGATTATTGAGCAGGCGGAAGAGCGCGGTTTGAACCCGAGCGTTCTCAGTGTGAGGGCAGGGGCCAGCCGCGGATATCTTTCTCGCATCCCTCGCAAGCTGGAGAATCCGAAGGCCGACATGGGGATCCGTCTGCTTACCCGAACCTGCGAGGTTGCTGGGTTTGACCTCGGCTGGGTGGTAACGGGGGCCGGATACCCCGATGAGGCCACCAAGCGTCTCTACGAGAAGGACGACGCGGCTGGTCAAGCGCTCCTCTCCGACGTGGTCCCCGTGGTACCGCCCCATAAGAAGCGCCGTACGGCCCACTAACCCCCGGGTAGCTGGCCCCACCTGGCCAGGCCGTTAACCCCAGGTTTAGGGGGCATGTCGATTTTTGTGCATTTGGCTTGCCGACTTTAGTCAACGTGTGTACTTTAGTCGTCATGAGCAAGCGATATTACTTCGGGCTCGCACGGCGGGCAGAGCGGCGTGATGCGGCGGTTGCCGCGCAAGCTACTGGTTTACAGGGAGCGTCGGGTGATGGGACGGCCGCAAGGCATGCCAAGCCCAGTGCGAAAGCGCTCCCTCTCGAAGCGGGCCGAATGATCAACGGCAGCGCAGGCCGGGCGTTGGAGAATAGCCAACCGCTCCCTGTAAGCCAGCAGAAACGCCGCGGTCCGCAACTGTCCCGCGAGCAACGCGCCCGCGTGCGGTCGATGATCGAAGACGAGGGGCAGACGCGCGCCGAGGCCGTGGCTTGGGTGTTGGCGTTCGAGCCCGCCACGGAGCCGCACAGTAACGACTGCCGGGTTTCGCTTCTCGGCGACATCTCGCTGGACGGTGCGCGATGAGTACCTCCGCCTTTGGCATAGAGCGCGTGTATCTCGCTAGCCACATTCGTCGCGGTCGCCAGGCCACGTCGCCGACGTGGCAGGTTCGAACCGGCGGCTTCTTATGGCGCTTTCAGCGAATGGCCGATGCCGTTCGCTTCGTTGCAACCGGCGCGGAGTGTCCCAGCCACGAGCCGCTCTGCTGTCGCAACTGCCGCGGGCAACGCTCATTGGAGGACGCATGATCTCCCCCGGCAGCACCGAAGCGACGGTCGACTTCGAGCTAGCGCTTGAGCGGTTCGATGCGGCGCTACCGAGCGCGGGCGACATGCAGGTTTATCGCGCACGGCAAGCGCTCATGCAGGAAGCGCGGCGGCTCGCGCGCAGTTTCGCGGAGCGGCTTGATGCATTGGAAGCAGTTCACCAAGGGGAGATCTCGAAATGACCGCCGCAGACCGCATCAATTCATCGTTCGAGCACTTCATGGCCGGCAGGCTCGTAGCCCGCCGCACCGAAGCAGCGCGGCACCCCGTTGACGTTCTCCCGCTGCGCTTCGTCTTCGAAGTCTCCGGTCTTCGCGGTGAGCTGTTCGCCATCATCTGCCATGTCACCGACGACGGCGGGCGGTTGATCGTCGACATCGAGCCGGGGCAGCAGTGGACAATGAAGGCGACGGGGTTCGAAGACGACGCCGAGCGGTGGGGTGATTGGCTTGTGGGCGAAGGGATTCGTAGCTGGTTGAGGAAAGGAATCTGACGATGCATTCTCGAAACAAGAGCGGACCGACACTCAAGCAGAATATCGAGCGCATTCTCGCCGAGTGCGACCTGCCGCCCGAGGCGATGGGCGTGCTCAAAAGCTGGCACCTCGCCGTGATTCTCGACGCCGTGCGGGCTGGTGCTTCACCGCAGCTCGCCCGCTGCGCCGTGCTCGACGTTGCGGGGGAAGCTTGCCCGGATTCGGCGAGGTCGGCGTGAGCGACTGGACCGACCAGGCGGAGAAGATCGCCGCCGATAAAGGGCTAATCGTGGTCCGCCCGCAGCCGAACGAGCTGTTTGTCGACATTGACGATGCGGATGGCCACGCGGTGTTCGTGAAGCATCTTCCCATCCTTGGGGAGCTGGTAGCGAGCCACACGATCGCGCCGAGTCCAAGCGGCGGCGCCTATCGCTTCCACGCTAGGGTGATGTTGTCGCGCAACGTCTTCGACGAACTGGAGCGCGTCTTTCTGCAAACGTTGCTCGGCTCGGACCGGTTGCACGAGGTTCTGAGCTGGCGCGCGGCGACGCGAGGCGTAACCGGCGTGACCGTGTTCTTCGAGAAACCTACCAACGGAGTGGCGCTGCAAGCCGCCACTGAGAAGCCGATAGATGCAACGGAGATCCCATGGTGAGACGACACGGGTTGCGCGGGATGCGCTCCAGATACCTCAATGCACAAATCGCCATGAATCGCGCCGACGACGCGACCGAAGCTGGGCTCTTCGAGCTTGCCATTCGCGAGTACGGCACGGCGATCGAGGCATTCCGCGCCGACTTCGAAGAGCGGCGCGACCCTCGGTCGAACATGCTGCGCGAGCGCTGCGAAGCGGCCATCGCGGCGCTGTCGCCGAAAGACGTGGTTGCTGAAAAGCAAGGGTCCGTCCCACCGACGCCGGTACTCGGTTCCGCGAAAACCGGCACTTCTCCCACTCCGCTCGCGCGCACCGAGCCCGAGCCGGACTGGGCGGAGAGCTTCGCCACGCAGCAAGCGGTGCTCGACGGCACCAACGCACTCTACGGACCAAGCGAAAGGCGGACGAAGTGAAACTGTTGCTCATTGACCTGTCGAGCGTCTTCTATCCTGCATGGCACATGAGAGACGGGAAGGACACCAACTTCCCCTACCAGGTGACGATCGAGCGCGTTCGAACGCTTGCCGCGCCGCATGATCACGTTGCCGTGCTTTGCGACTCCGGGCGATCGTTCCGCAAGGACATCTCGCCCGAGTACAAGGCGAACCGACCCGACAAGGACGAGGCGCTTATCGACCAGATCACGCGCGCCGAAGAGACACTCGCCAAAGACGGCTACCTCGTTCTGCGCGCGCCCGGCTTCGAGGCTGACGACTTGATCGCCACGATGGTCGCGTGGGCTGACCCGCAGGATCAGATCGAGACCACGGTCGCATCGTCGGACAAGGATTTGCTTTCTCTCGTGGACGAACGCGTGCGCATCTACAGCCTAACGAAGGGCGTCACGCTCGGTATTCCCGATGTCGAAGCGAAGTTCGGGGTCAAGCCGTGGCAGATGCGCGATTTTTTGGCGTTGTGCGGTGACAGCTCGGACAACGTGCGCGGGATTCCTGGCGTTGGCCCGAAGACAGCCGCGAAGCTGCTTACCGACTTCGGCGACATTGCTGGGATCTATTCGGCACTGAAGCAAGCGCCCGACGACGTGGCGACGCCGAGTGTGCGCAAGGCGCTGGCGGAAAACGTGGGTAACCTCGACATCGCGATCAAGCTCGTAACGCTGCGCACGGACGCTCCGATCGACTGCGCTGCGGTGCTCTTGCCGCGCGAGGTCAAGCCGCTGGCTCAAGTCAACGAAGGCGAATTCACAGAGGAGGAAGACGTGGAAACGGACCCAACGAATCAGGCGAAGAGCGAACCAACGACCGCAATGACCAACACCGTAACGGACCTTCCGAAGCCGGCAACCGCCATCCAGCGCGCAAAGCTCGAAGAGGCTCCCGCGCCCGAAGATTGGGACAAGGCGCTCGAGCCGCGCACGCCAGGCCAGGCCGTTGTGATGGCTGGCAAGCTCTTCGATTCGCGGATGTTCGCCGGCTACGGCAACGAGAACGCCGTGCTTTCCACCATCCTGCTCGGCCGAGAGCTTGGCATCGGCGCCATGGGCAGCCTTCGCGGAATCCACAATATAAAGGGGAAACACGCTCTTTCGGCTGACCTCATGGCCGCGCTCGTGATCCAGTCGGGGAAGGCGAAGTTCTTCGAGCCTGTGCTGCTCACGGCAACCAAGGCGACCTACCGCACGCATCGGATTGGCTCCGAGAAGCCCTTCGAGATGACCTTCGACTTCGAAGAGGCTCGTGTAGCTGGGCTCGTGAAGGACGATTCTGGCTGGGCCAAGTGGCCGATCGACATGTGCAAGGCGCGTTGTATCGCGCGGCTGGCGCGCACCATCTACCCGGATGTTTGCTTCGGGTTGTACGTGCAGGAAGAGCTGGAGAGCATCAACGAAAGGGCGGCGGCGTGATGGGCGGCCCGAGGAATCCAGACGTTACCGTCGAGGACGAGAAGACCGTGGCGGCGCTGCTCCGGCTGATTCTCGACGAGATGAAAAAGCTCAACGCTGCTGCTTCGCGCCGAGCCGCAGCGACGAACGGCGCCACCGTTGCGTCCGACTACGATCTGGATAGCCAGTACGGTGACGAACAGGTCAAGTTCTCGCCGCGGGACTGGACGGGCGCCGACATCAAAGGGCTACCGATGAGCAACTGCCCGCCCGAAGCGCTCGATCTGCTGGCCAACGCGTTCGACTTCTTTGCGAAGAAGAACGAAGGCAAGATGACCGACAAGGGGAAGCCAAAAAGCGACTTCGACAAGCGCTCCGCCTCGCGCGCCCGAGGGTGGGCCATTCGGTTGCGCGCCGGTTGGAAGCCGCGCCAGGCGTCAACGTCGACAAGCAGCGGCGCCGACTTCGATGACGCCAGCTTCGAGCCCGACGAGTTCGGCGACGCAATGCCTGACCTATGAACGCCGCAGCAAACTGTAATGGGGACGACATGCCGTCGCCCTTGGAAATCACCCTTCGCAAGAGTTTGAGGAAGACCATGCCCCCGCCCCCCGCAACGACGACACCGCCCGCCGACAAGAAGCGCAAGCCGCGCGCCGCGAACTGGATGCGCGACGCGAAGCAGCTCACCGACACCCTTTCGCTGTACTCGGCCGAGAAGCGGCAGAAGCTGATCGACTTCGTGCTCGCTGGGCTTAGTAGCGGAGTGGAAGACCTGTGACTCTCGTAAGCAAACTTGAACGGCAGTTCTTGGGGGCTCGCATCGATGCCAGCCTGCAAACCAAGCTCGGCGAGTTTCACCGCGCAATGGGCGTGCCTATCCTGCCCACGCCACAGGTGCCGAGCGACGACCGTGTGCGGCTCCGATGCCGGCTCATTCTCGAGGAGTGCCTCGAGTTCATCGAGTCTTGCGTCGACGTAGGAGAAGGTCAGCCGTGGCACGTATCCTTCAAAAGCGCTGCCCTGAACTTCGCCGCAGCGATTGACAAGTCAGCCGTGCGCGTCGATCTGCCCCTGGCAGCCGATGCGCTCGCTGACATCGCATATGTCGTCGAAGGGTCGAACCTGGAGTTCGGAATCGACTCGGGCCCTGTGCTCGACGAAGTGCAGCGCGCAAACATGGCCAAGGCGAATGGTCCAAGGCGCGCGGACGGGAAGGTCATGAAGCCAGAAGGGTGGACGGCGCCCGACATCGCCGGAGTACTTGAAAGGCAGAAGGCCGAACAGTGAATTTAACCGAGCTCGTAGATCTCCTCTTCACCCCGATGTCGCCGTGCGCGTACGCGAAGCTAGCGGCGCGCGCGTCGGCGGAGACTCAACTCGCATTGATCGGGCTGCGGCTAAGTTGGAAAGTACTTTCTCGCGCGCGCGACGTGTCGGCGGGCTCGGCGTTGGAGTACCGGATTATCAGCTCATGAGCGGCTTCGCGTCCAGCACGTCGGTACCGGTCGAGCGATCCAAGATCGAGTTGGATCGGTTACTGGCGAAGCATGGCGCAACGCAGCGAGGGACTGCACACGACGACGAAGCCGGGTTCGCGGTCGTATTCTTCGCGCTGAGCAGTCGTCAGATCCGTCTACAGATTCCGCTGCCGAAGGTGGAGGAGTTCGCCAAGCGTCCCGATCCGTATTGGGCTGGGCACTTCAAAGCCGTCACCAACGATCAGAAGTTCAAGAACTGGGAGCAGGCGTGCCGCACTCGATGGCGCTGCATGCTGCTCATCGTCAAGGCAAAGCTGGAGTTGATCGAGATGAAGCTGTCGACGGTGGATCGAGAGTTCTTGGCTGACATCACATTGCCCGACGGGCGAAGCGTGGGCGAGTGGCTCAAGCCAGGTATCGAACAGGCGTACATGGGAGGGAAGATGCCGCCGATGTTGGGCATGGGGAGCGGTCCTGTTGAGGGAGAGTTAGAGCCATGACTCTGTCAATCATCGACCGCCTTGAAGCGGAGAACGCGGAGCTGCGCGCTATGGTTGCGCAGCTCCGGGAGCAGCGAGACGAAGCGCGAGCGTTGGTGTCGCGGGCGGCGCATCGCGAATGGGTGGCGGAATATAACGAGGAGTTCGGCGAAGACGACGACGCGGGCGGTGGGGTGTGAGCGGCATGGCCATCCCCATCGATGAATTCATGAGCGCCACCAAGGCCGCCGAGCAGACCGGCAGGCGCCTGGAGCGAGCAGCGATCGTGCGGCTCGTCCGTCAGGAGCTAAAAGGGTACCGCTCAATCCTTGCGACAACCAAGGTGCCGCAAGAAGCGATCGAAGCAACGCGCGCCGTCTACGTTTGCTCGGAGCTGATCCGAATGATTGGGGAGCGCAAGTGACCTCCACCCCGACGCTCGACAAGATGGCAGCGACCTTCTCGCTCCCCGGCAGCACCACCTCGCCAGCCGCGGGCACGACCGCCGTGGTGGGCATGGAGTCGCTGCCGGCGGCTGAGAGGGAGGAGCTGGAGGCGAAGACGGCGGCGAAGAGGGAAGAATCGTTGAAGATGCTACGTCCGAAGAAAGGGAAGCGATAATGCCGACGGGATTTACTGCGATGATCGAGGAACGCGATGACGTCACGTTCGAGGAGTTCTGCTGGGCGTGTGCTCGCGGGATGGGCGCCTGCGTCATGATGCGAGAATCAAGATTCGACGCACCCGTTACCGACGAAGACGTGCAGGACAACAGCACATATTACGCGGACGAGCTTGCGAAGAACAAGAAGAAGCTGGCAGCGCTCGCCGAGATGCATCCTGCCCAGGTGCAGATCTTGGCGAAGGAGGAGTTCGAGCAGGCGATGGTGAACCGCCTGGACGCCATCAAGAAAGACGCGGAGCAGGCGGCTCGCTACGACAAGATCCGCCGCAAGGTCGAAGCGTGGGTCCCTCCGACGCCGGACCACGTCGGACTGAAAGAGTTCATGCTGCAGCAGATTCAGGTCTCGACCGAGTACCGCTATGATCGGCCTGCGCCCGTTCTCAAGTCAGCCGACGCGTGGATGGCACAGGAGTTCGAGATCCTGACGCGACGGATCGTAAGGGGAAACGAAGATCTCGCCGGGCAGAACGGGCGCAACGCGGAGCGTGTCGCGTGGATTCGGGCGCTTCGTGAATCGGTGCCGCAGCCGAAGGCGAAGCGATGACCATCGACGAAATCGAAGCCCGCATCTGTGCGGCGGTTGCGAAGGCGAAGGCCGACGGGTGGACCATCTGCCCAAACCTGCTCTACCCGGACGAAGTCGCGCGGAAGTGCTGCGCGCTGTCAGCGCTGGATCTCAAGAATGTGAGCCACTCGTTCTCGACGAGCGCCAGGATCGCGTTCAACTTCGTTGCCGGCTCCGATTGGCCGTGGAACTTCGCGAGCGGCTTCGATGGCAACACCACCCCGATCTCGTATGCATTCCCCGAAGCCTTCGAGCTCGGACGCAAGCTTCGCAAGGAGATGCTGTGAGCTACGGCGCAGCCATGACCGGTCAGCGAGCAGGCGCTCGCGCACTTCGCGACGCCATCATCGCCAAGCTGCGCACGTGCAGCGAGCCCAAAACAGCCTACGAGCTGCACGGCAGCGGACTGCAGCAGCTCGGCTCGCTGGCGAACGTTCGGAGGCTGCTCGCCACCCCTGCGCTCGAAGGTGTTGCGGGGGTTGCTGCGCGCGGGAGCAAGGCGACGGGTAGTGCTTACGTGTGGCGGAGGGAGCGACAGACGGCATGAAGCTCCACTTTCACACCAACCTAGACGAAGCCAAGGGCGACGTTGCCAGTCTCAGCGGGCGGTATCATGACGTCGAGTCCTTGCCGGTCCCCCGCAAGGGTGAACGGATCGAGTTCTCGTTCGGGCCCGACAACTTTCACTATCACCTCGAGATCGTTGGCGTCGTTTACAAGCTGACCCTGCCACGCCCATACGTAGACATCGAACTGCACATGCCGAGCTACCATGGCGCGATGACCATTGCGGAATGGTCAACATGGTTCAATCGGCACAGGTTCGGGCGATGACTAGCGCCGTCGTCTACCTCGCCGTTGGGTTCTTCGCGTCCGCGCCGATCGTGGCGCTTGCGGTGGGTGCGGTCGCTAGTGCGGTGGCTGGGGTTTTGAGGAAGTCGGTGCTGCGGTGAGTGACGCCGTCACACTTCTAACGAAAGCGCAAGCTGCGCAGTTTTGCAGTGTTTCGGTGACGTCTTTCGAGCGCCACGTTCAGGCGAACGTCGAATACACTACCGTCGGTCGGCGGCTGCTCTTCTACCGCGACTCCCTCCAGCGATGGCTCGACGATCGCAAGGTTTCGCCCTCAAGCTCCACCAAAAGGGGATCTGGTACGTCCGGTTCACGCACCAAGGGCGGCGGACCGATGTCAGCACTGGAGCAAGAGATCATGCGCAAGCTGTTGAAGCCGCGCAAGGGATCTACGCCGAGACCATCTCTGGCAAAAGGCGAGCGCCGCCCGTCCACCAAAGCGGCGGGTCCGGGATTATCGAAGTCGGCACGCGCTGGCTTGCAGCGGTCTCGACCGAGCTCGACCCCCTCACCGTCGAGCAATACCTGATGTACACCCGCGCCCACTTCGCCCCATTCTTCGGCACCATCGGCGCCGTGACGACGACCAGCGCGGAGTCCTACATCCGCAAGCGGCTCGGCGCTGTACAACGGGACACCGTTCTGAAAGAGCTGTCCGGGCTACGCGGGTTGGTCGGCTGGGCGGCAGGGGAGGGGTACATCAGCGAGATCCCCCACATCCCGTCACCGCAGAAGAAGGCTACCGGGGAGGTCGTCTACGAGCGCAAGGTGACCGAGCTCTCGCCCGTTCAAGTCGCCCGCTTCCTTCGGGCTGTAGGCGATCGGCACCTCGCCCGCGAGTACTTCGGACTGATGTACGAGACCACGCTACGGCCCGCCACGCTGCAAGCGCTGAGCGTTCCCGAACACTTCAGGCAAGGAGCGAAGATGTTGACGATCGAAGACGCGATAGACAAGGCCCGCTTCGGTAGGGAACTGCCGTTGACCGCCAAGGCTCGCCAGCTGCTCAAGGCGGCCTCCCCGAAAGCCGGGCTCATCTTCGGCCAGCACGACTACCGAACGCAGCTAGCGAACGCCTGCGCACGGGCGAAGTTGCCGCTTTTTACCCCCTACGACCTGCGTCATGCTAGGGCTACCCACCTCCTTGAAACCTCCGGCAACCTTCCAGGTGTGGCGTACCTGCTCGGACATCGCAATACCGCGACAACGAGCGCGCGCTACGTACATCCGAGCCTGCGAGCTGCCCGTGATGTTTTGGGGAGGCGAAAGTGAGCCCCGAATTGTGGGGTACGGTACCCCGAACGGCGCCGCTTTCTGGTGTCCAGTGGGGTACTCTGACGAAATCAGCCGTGAAAAGTATCGAGCGAAAGTGGCGGAACTGGCAGACGCGCAGGATTCAGGTGCCACTGCGTTGTGTGGATTTCGCCGGGCTTTCTAGCCTGCCGCTGAGTGGTGCCCCAGTCGGGTACCCCAGACCACTAGCCCAAACCGCCGCAGGCCGGGGGTCGCGATGAGCTTCGAGGGCTGCCGCCACATCGTCATCCTTCGCGAAGAGGACGGCACCGAGCGGAGCTACGACCTCGCGATCCCGAAGCTCACGCCACCGGCGATCGTGGTGACCGAAGACAGGCGACCGTACTTGCTGACAGACAAGAGCAAGCGGGAGCCTGGCAGAGAGTGGATCTACGAGCAGCCGTCGTGGACGCTGGTGAGAGAACGGAGGTCGCGATGAGTGAGCGCGTGATGTGGGCGGAGAAGCTAACGGCAGGCTGCTGCGCCGGGAGCTGGGCCAGCGGCAACTGCTCCGACTCGGTCTATCGAAAGGATATGCGCGCTCTCAGGAGCCGACCTGAAGCGCTCCTGCTCGCTAGCAAGTTCGAGGAGGAGTCCAACGCCCGCCTCGTCAAGGTGACCTTCAAGCCACGGGCTAAGCCGGCGGAGAAGAGCCTGGAGCAGGTTGGCTACGAAGGATTCTATGGTCCACGCGGCTGGGACACTCTCGACCGCAAGACGCGGTGCATGTGGAACTCTGGTGCGATGGCAGTCGAAGCAGAGGTTCTGAAGAGGCACGGGGTGAAGCTGTGACTTTCGACTTGGGCATGATGCTCGCCGCCTCGGGCATCTCGCTGTGGGCTGGCTACTTGGCTGGCTGCTTGGTCACAGAATGGAGTAGCCGCCGATGACCCCCTCTCTACCTAAGGAGTGTGTGCCGTGAAAAAGTACCGCATTCACGTCGAGTACAGGAGCCCGGTAGACATCGTTATTGAGGCCGCGTCGTACAGCGCGGTCCTCGACCTTGGGCGACGCATCGCCGAGGCTCACGATAGACCGCGCGCGACCGTTCACGCGGTTGAGACCAGCCCGCCCCGTCACTTCGAGGCTTTCGTGAGCCACCCGATCCTCTCGAAAGAGGAGCGCGACATCATGGAGCACGCCACCGCTTGGAATCACAAGCAGCGTCTCTACCGAAACCATTTCGTGACCGACCACGACTCGGACGACGGGAAGATTATCGCTGGTCTCATTGAGCGCGGACTGATGGCGATGACCCGGCAAGGCGGTCAGCTGTCCGGCGGCATGCCGGTGTTTGCGGTCACCAAAGCTGGACAGGACGAGCTAGCCAAGGAGTCACCATGAGCCCCCCGGCAGCCGGGCCCGGGCGGCGCGTGTGTCGAATTCGACGGAACTTGAGCACGTCGAGGTCTCGCGCGTGGTGGGCCGATGCTCTGCGCGTGGCGGCAATAGTGCGGACCTGGCCCGATTGGAAGCGGGCGGGCATCAACGTTGCGGAGAGGCGGACAAAATGACCCAAGAGTGCCAGCATCCCAGGACAGGCAGCGTTAGCGGCCTAAACGGCGTGAGGCGATGGTGTCTCGAGTGCAACGCCGATCTAACGGACAAGGCCATTGTGTATCGAGAGGCCATTAAGCACATCGGTAAAGAGCTGGACGTCTCTCTGGAGAACCTAGAGAGCATTGGGGGCCTACCTGTCGGCGCCCTTACTGAGCCGCTCCCCGCGCCGGTCAGCGCGGCATCTCAATGCATCTGCAACGTCGGTCTTGCGAAGCGTCGCCATCAGCCGTGGTGCCCCAAGGGCGCCGAGCCGGGCGGCGCGGTAGCCCCGCGGTGCACGTGCGAGCGAGGTGAGACGCACCGGTGCCCGGTTCACGGCAGCGCGCTAGCCAGTGAGCCCGCGCGGGGACTCGAGGTCGGTCATTACGTGGGAGGCGGCGCGAAGCTGGCCTATCGGGACGGCTACGCCGCGGGTCTCACCCGAGCGGCAGAGCTGTGCGACAAGCACCTCGCAGAATGGGCCCAGCTCGAAATCAACCAATACGTCTTCGGCCACAAGAGCGCGGCGATCGACCTCGCAATCGCCATTCGGGCCGAGCTGAAAGGGGGCCGGTGAGATGAAGCCTGAACGACTGGAAGAGATTCAGAAGGACTGCGGGCAGCGTGGGCTCTCGTGGCACTGGTCGGCATGCACCGATCTGCTCGCTCGCGTCCTCGAACTCGAAGCCGCTCTTGAACAGGCGCGCACGGACCTGAATGTCCAACGTGAGACGTTCATTGCACAAGACAACGAGCGTGTGAAGAAGTGGGCGTCAACCGTCGCCGAACTCGAAGCCGCTCTTGAGGCAAGCCGGGCTAACGAGGCGATCGCCCGGGAAGACGCAGGGGTTCTTGATACTTGCCTCGATGAAACGCGAGCCGACGTCGCCAGACTGCGGGAGGAGCTACGTCAGCTCACAATCGATCGCGACGGTCTGTCGGACATGCTTAAGCGGACCAAGTCACCAGACATAGCTGCGTTGGAGACGTCCTGCGAGAACATGCGGGAAGGGCTTGAGGCACTCGCGGCGCGAAACGCGCTGCGAGAAGAGGCCGCCCGACTGCGGGAAGAGCGAGACGAGGCGCGCGGGATTCTGCGAGAAACATGCAATGGAACCATTCGTTTTGATGCTGGCGGCAGAATGTATCCGTACCAAGAAATCGCTTTAGCCAAGTGGGACGCCGAGCCCGGGAAGTTGGAAGCCCGCCCGATGAGCGCCTGCCTCTCCACCTACCCCGCGTCCAGCATCCGCCCCGATCTCGCCGGTACACCATGCGAGCTCCACAAGGGCCACGCGGCTGCTCACCGAGCGACGTGCGACGGATACCAGCTCGGTTGGTGGGATGAGCCTGTAAACGCCCCAGGCGACGAGCCCTACGCCGAGTGCGCCGCGTGCGGACACGTCAGAGAGCGGCACATCAGCCGGATGGTCGACGGTGTGATGCTCGAGGAGCCGTGCGATGAGCTGGACGAGGGGTGCGCCTGCTTGGCGTTCGTGGTGAAGGGGTAGTGGTCGGGGGGTCGGAGGAAACAATGGCAAGTGTCCACACAGCGAAGTGCGTCCGATGCTTCGGCGGTCCCGTCGAGATTGTCATGGGTCATGTCACGGCAGAGGTTACCCGTGGAAGCCCAAGAGAGATTGGTGCGGGCTGGTGCTCGCGTCACCGGTCGAACCCACTGGCCCCCGGCGGGTGGTGTGGTCACTGGCTTCCAAAGATGGGTCTCACGAAGTGGGCGCCTAGCCCGATTGATTGACCGGGTCGGAGGGAACAATGCACTGGACGATCAAAGGTTGGCTCTCGCATCAGTGGTGGCGCTTGACCCGCCGGTTTCGAAAGCGACCCGCCGGGTCCGGAGGAAACAGGAGAATTGAAAATGAAGATCGTGCTGCTGTCTCAATCGAAGGGCGTCGAGGTCATCAACGATGAGAATCCAGAACCTCGCTATGTCGCTGAGGGAGCCAATAAGATCCCGCACGTGTTGGTTGTGGGGAACGAAATCTACACGCCTTCCGTCGCGGTGTTCGGTGATGAGACGGGAGAGATTGCCGGCCATGTCTACCTGAAAGCCCACGTACGCCGAATCTCGAAGTCCAAGAAGCCGAAGAAGTCCCTCGTTTAACCGGGTCGGAGGAAACACGATGAGTACCAAGAAACCAAAGAAGCCGGTAGCCGTTGAGAGGACAGTTGTGCTCGACGGCTACTATGCGATCCATCCTGGCAATGCCTGGTTCGAACGGCGCGACCCCGTAGGCCGTTCACAGGTGACATTGTTTGATTTGCTGCCAATCTCGTCTGGGCAGCGAGGTCGCTTCACAGTGACGATCAAATTCGAACCGCTAGACTGACCCACCGGGTCGGGAGGAAACACCATGGGAAGACTAGAATTGGTTGGCAAGCTTGAAGCGATCCGAAATGGCCTCGTGTTCGCAACCGCGGGTGACGACCCGCATGATTGGCGCAAGGGGTGCGAGATCGCCAAGACGCAATTGGACGAGTTGAGCAGTGAGTTGGCGACGGTCGATCCCGCTTACGGCAATTGCATGGTGGCCGGTTGCTACTTGCGGTTGCCTCACTCACACAAGAGCGGCACGTAACCGCGGGTCCCTTCGAACACTACACGGGGCCCCTGCTGTGGTAGGAGTGGAGCGAATGAAAACGCAGAAGAAGCCGCCCGCTGTTTACCGCGTCGCTTGGTCGTGCGAAGACTGCGGGCGCCAAGTCACGGTTCCAAACACCAAGGAGTGGGAGCACATCACGCCGGCTGTGCTCTGCGCCTGCGAGGCTGCAACTAAGCGACGTCGGGCACTGACTCCGGGAGTCCCTTGAGTTGCAACTATGTGGTAGGAGTGGATCGCATGGATAAATACCCTGACGACTCGCTGAAAACCAAGCTGCCAGATGGGACGGAGCGCTGGGAGATTCAGCCAGACGACGTCGTCTATTGCCGAAAGGCCAAGCACGGCTACTTTGTCTCTGGTCTCCGCAGTGACACATTGGGGAATCACGACTGGCCGACCGCCGTCAACCAACCTCGCGCTATTTTTGCTAGCGGGATGCCCGAGCCGCCCCACCGGGAGAATTTGCCAGACAGGCGCAATCAGCCCATCGCGATAATCTTCTACGAGAATCTCGAGCGGATTCTGTAGCTAAGCCACGTCGTCAGGAGGCGGGCCGGCGTGGGCTGGGTCGAAAGCATCGGCGGTCAGGTCGAAGTGGAGCTTAAACGCACGCTCTGCCACGTCGCCCGGGGTAAGTGGCGGCGTCGGGTCCTCCGCTGGAGCTTCCACTTCAGGCCGTGGCCCGTCATCGACCTCTACCTCGATACGCCCTTGCGCGGACTCGTAGAGCGAGCGGATCGCGTGGCAGACTTCGGCCTTGGTGACGCCATCGGCATTGCGATCGAATCCCGCGTTCTGCTTGTAAGCGATCGTGCCCCTGGGGAATAGAACGTAATCATTCGGCTTCCCAATTCCGGCTGGCCAGAGGATCGACATGTACGTGTCTTCCAGCGTGACGAGCTTGCCCTTCCCGAACCAGAGCAGATACTTGGCCACATAGTCGAGCTGCTCCACCGCAGACATCGCTACCAGCATCGCGGTCGATGTGCCGAGGTTGCGAGCTGTCGACGGCATGAACTGTATTAAGCCGCACGCGCCCGAGCCGGCCTTGTTGAGAATCGACGGGGAGTGAGTCCCGCCCGTCTCGAATCCGATCACCGTGGCGATGTTGTCGACGGCCGTCTCTACGAGCTGGGAGACTGCCCATAGTCGCCGCTTGTAGGCCAGTGACGTTCCCGCGAGCCCACGCACATTGGCGATTGAGATAATCATGAACTACCTCCCAAGAGCCGCTCGTAGCGCTTCACCCTGCGAGAGACTTCCTTGTCGTTCTCCCGCCTGCCCATGAAGGCGGCGATGCGGGTTCGGACCGTCTTCCCGTGGCTCAGAGCTCGGAGTGCGAGTTCAGCTTGTAGCCGTGGCGAACGGCAGAACTCACCGATGGGGCCTCTGATGTGCTGGCGATGTAACTGGAACCCGCCGAACGCATGGCCGTTGTCGCCCAGAATCCGGCAGTCGAGCACCTTGGGCCGCACGCCTCCCTCGGCGTCGAGCGTTGTCGCAAGCAACAGCCCATCTTCGAGCGTTGTCGCTACCTCCGCGATCGGCGCTGCGAGTTGCTGCGCGTGCGGCTCGGACAAGTGAGCCAGCGCGATCAGCGCTGCGACGATGGGCCCGGATGCGATCATTCTGTACCGAACCGCTTGTCGACGATGGCCTGTACTGCACTGTCGATTCCCGTCCGCGCAGCCGCCCGCATCATCTCGAGCTCTGCGTTCGCGGCCGCGTGCGGGTCTTCGGCGCCGTTCTCGAGCGCGCGCCTGAGCGCGTCGCTGGCGAGCCCGAGTGCCGTTTGCACGAGCGGTGACTGGAGCACTTCCCACGGGCTCATGTGCCCTCCGGGCAATGCACGTTGAAAGCGCTATTGCCGGTATATATTTCCGCACATTCCGGAGAACTCTTCAGAAGCCCAGCGAGCCCCTTCTTTACGTCAGCGCACGTCGGCTCGGTCGAAGCGATCGCAACCGCCAAGATGGTGCACTCCGCCGAACTCTTGACGACGTGCACGCGCTCGACGGGCGTCACCGGCTCCTGCTTGCCGGCGCACCCGGACACCATGAACACCCCGGCCGCTACGCCAGCGAGGACGCAGACGCCGAAGAGCACCAAGGCCCATGAGCGCTTCTGACGGCGGTTCACGGCTCCTCCGGCTTGGTGGCGGACTTCTCGGGAATGTCTCCCGGCATCCGGCCATGAGCCCACCCGAGCAGAAGCGTAGCGGCCCCGGTAGCGACGACAGTGGCCCCCGGTACGTACACCGCGAGAACCGCGCATCCCACTGCGGCGAGGGTCATCACGAAACGTTGCTGGGCTGGGGTCATTGTTTCTCTCCGTTCAGGTTGGCCAGCTCGAGCTGGTGGATTCGGGTCGAGTGGTGGCGGACCTCGTCACGGATGAGCTTCACGTTGGCAGTGACTGAGTCTGCGATGTGGTCGAGCTTGACGTGGAGATCTGCAAAGGCTTGGTTGATGGCGCCCTTCAGGTCTAAGACCTGGTTCTGGATGAGCCGAACGCGCTCCTCGATGGTCAGCTCGTCCCCCGGTCCAGGTGGCAAGGTGTCGCGGTCCATGGGTATGGTCATCGGCTGCTCCTCGGGCTTGTGATGATGTCCACTCGCCGCGTCTGCTCGGTACAGCATGAAAGAGCGGTCTCGCATTTGTACTCATTCATGGAGATGCGGGAGTTTTGGGTTTCATCCTGCGAGATTCTTGCATCGAGGACTTTGGCGTACTGCTGCTCGAGGGACTTGATGTCCCCTTTCGTTGCGACGTCTCCAAGCTTCAGAAGCCCTCCGACGATGGCCGCGCCGATGATGAACGACTCGACGCCGAGCCTGACCCAGGCCTGCTTGGAACTTTTCTTGGCTCCCGCGGCCGCTGCCGCCTTCATCAGTTCGCCGATGGCTTCTGAGGCGCCTTCGGGTAAATCGTGGAGGAATGCCAAGAGCTGGGCGTCTACCTCGCCGTGGGTGGGGCGGAGGGGGCTCACTCGGTGCCCTTGCTGAGCGGCGCCGTGGTGGGCTGAACGCAGCGGGAGAGCGCCGGATCAGCCCACGGATTCTGAGAACCGCTGACAAACCGCGTAAGCGCGTCTTTCATCAAGTAGAGCGACGGGCACGAAACGATTACGTTCGGCCACGCGATGCGTGCTCGCCACCGACACGGGCAGCCGGGAGTGTTCGGGAGGCCCTTAGCGTCACACCCTGAGTTCGGGGCGTCGTCGGGGAGAAGCTGTTGCGAGCCGTCACAGGAGAGGCCGCAGACGGCAATCTTCACGATGAACGACGAACGGTCGATCGGCTTGGTGGCGCACGGCTGCACCTCGTCAACGAGGCGGTCGATGAGCGCGGGAGAGATGTGCTGCCCGGTGTCGTCGTAGCGAATGCCTCGCGGCGTCGTCTGCGTCGGGCGCACGTCGTACGGAACCGCGGGCGGGTTGTACGCCCAGCGCTCCACGGTTACTGGCGCGCAGCCGATGAGCAGCAAGCAGAACGCGAGAAGCTTCACGGCTTCACCTCCTCGGCTTCTGCGACGACGACCACCGCGGGGAACCAGTCAGGCGTCAACATAGCGACCGCCGAGCCCAACGGCTTCGCTACCGCTTGCTTCCCGCCTTGCGTGTCGTCACCCAGGGCAGTATCGTCCAAGTAGGCCGCTGTGCTGAGCGTGGGGTGCTTCAGCGTTCCGGCTTGGTGGTACGTCCGCCCCTCAGCCTTGCTTGCGTGTATCCCTCCGCCGATGTCCACACCGTCGCGGGGGTAGCCTTGCTTGACGTCGATGGCGGCTTGGTAGAGGGTCGCATCAGCGAGGGTGAGGCAGACTAGAGCGGTCATGGCGTGCCGTACCGCGCCTTCTGATAGCTGTAGAGCCTGGCTCTATCCGCCGCCGATAGTGCCCGGTTGTATACAATGACCTCTGCGATTCGCGAATTGCTAAACCCGGCTGGACCGGCGAAATCGCCCGCCCCAAGCATGAAGTTGTCAATATTGGTAATAACTCCGTTGGAGTACGCGGTCGGATCGCCACCGCGTGCCGCATTGTCAGTAAATAACGAACTGGTCGTTCCTGGCATTACGTGTATCCAGCCGTGCTGCGCCGTGCCCGAGGCTGGACCTATGCCGCTTACGACCGTCGCGCCATCATCTCTCCTATCAGTTACATAGTTGGCCGGCCCGGCATCCAACCTGAAACGTTCAAAGTCGAGCCCGGACGACGACTGCGACCATGCGAACATTTCCGCCGACGCTACTTGCGTGACGAACTGACCGCTGATGGCATAGGTGAACGGCTTCTGTGTCCCGTTGATGACCGCAAGCATGCTCGCCCCGGTGCCTCGCAGGTTGTCGTTCACGCCATCGGTCAGAACGGCGGGCTTTCCTCCAAAGCTTGCCGCTTCCCATAGAGGCTGGTTCGCTGCTGTTCCCTGTGAGACATTGTTCCCCAGCCCTGACTGGTCAGCCCATGCAGAGACCTTGGGTTGGGAGACTTCGGCGCGTATTGCGAACACGTTGGAAACACCATCGCCCTGATAGCTCGGCGTGTTGTCCGCGCTCCCCATGTAAAGCCGCACGGAGCTGCTTGTTGGCGTGATTGTGACACTGAGGAGAAACCAGCCCGGGAAGCCAGCTACCGCCGTTATCGATCGCGCCGTAGATCCGTCATTGGTTCCGAGTGCCCCGGTGCCTACATTGAACCAACTGCCCTCATTGGTTGTCCCCACGTGTACGAAGCTGCGGGTACCGGCCTTTACGTACCAAGTAACGGTTGCCGTAAGACCATTCACCCAACTCCCGGCGACCTGTAGCGCCGAATGGACGCCAAGTGTTCCATCCTCGATGAGGCTATCTGCTAAGCTCGTGCCGAATGGATCCAGCGTCGCGTCCGGCGTTACCGTCGCTCCATTCTTGGTCCATGCTGCATTGTCGAGCGCATCCGGAAATGTGAGCGTCGGCGGGTTCAGCGTCACCCCCAAGTCCCCCCTCAGCCAGAGGACGAGGCCGCCGAGCGACTTCGGCGAGAACGGTGGATCAGCCATCGCGATATGGCGGTGGAGTCTCACAAATTCACCCGGTTGAGGTTGCCGACGCCCGCGGTGCCACCCGTCACCCCCGCCGCTGCACCACCAGCGCCACCGGCGGAGCCCATTGTCTCGGTGATGACACCTGATCCCAAATTGAAGACCGTCAACCTTCCGCCCGAGCCGCCATTGCCTCCCTTGCCGCCGCCGCCAGTTCCGAAGCCATTGCCTCCAGCTCCGCCGTTGCCGCCGTCTGCGCTAACAGCGTTCGCCGCTGCTGCTCCCGTGAGCGAGCCGTACGCGAGGTAGCCCCAACCGCCGCCGCCACCACCCGCTCCGCCGCCGCCGCCGCGATTTCCGGCAACCGCAGAGCCGCCATTTCCACCAATGCCGCCGTTCGCCTGAATCGCTCCCGCCGCGGTGCTTGCTGTGCGCTGAATCGTGGCCGCTGCGAGAAAGAGCACGGCACCACCACCGGCAGCACCGCCACCTCCACCTCCAGCGGTGCCGTCGCCACCACCGCCACCGCCGCTTGCTCCTGACGCAGCGCCAAAGATCAAAGCGATGGCTGCCACGCTCACATCGTAGGATGCGAGCATTTGGGTGAACCATTGGATCGGCGCTGGCCCCATCACGCCCCCGAAGCCCTGCCCGCCGCCGCCTGCGCCGCCTGAACCAGCTCCGCCGTTACCGCTCGAGCCGCCGATGCCGCCATTGTTGAGCGTTCCCGCTGCGCCAGCGAAGTTACCTATGGTACCCGCGCCGGTACCGCCGTTGCCGCCCGAGCTGCCCGCCCCACCTTGCCCGATGGTGCCGATGCTTCCACCAGATCCGCCAGCGCCGCCAGCGCCCGATGCGCTGCCGATGACGCCATTGCCGACGGTCGGGCCAATGGCGCCAGCGCCCGCGGCACCGATGTCGAGTACCCCGGACACGAAGACGCGGTAGCCCGCCGTAGCAATCTTGCCCGTGCCGGAGATCGTGAGGTTCCGGTAATACATGTCACGCGTGATGGTGGTCGTGCCGCTCGTGATGGCCAGATCGCCATCCGAGCCGCTGCCGAAGAGGCCAAAGGCTGCATTTGCAATAAGCGCAGTGGTCAACACGAATCGACCGGCACCCGTTACGGACGTCGGCTTGATGTAGTTCGTGCCGTCGTCAGCGTTCGTGTTCGCCTCGTCCCACGTGTAGACACCTTTGCCGGTCACGTTGATGCGCGTAGCCGAGAAATCGACGAGCGTGCGCAGCTCGGCAACTGAGTCAGCCGCAAAGAGCAGCCGCGTTTCGGTGGCGCCAGCGCGCTGCACGAGTTTTGGCTCGTTGCCTCGATTGGCTATGAAGAACGGGTCGCTACTCACGTTGTGGCGCCTTTCACCAGAACACCATGATTGCTGTCGCGGTCGTTCCGTTGCCGGACGATCGAAGCACCTTCGCCTCTACAGGCAAGATCGTTCCGGGCGCCAGGGCTGGTGTCGTGTCGTTCGTGCCATCTGGTCGAGTGAGAGCAACGACGCCACCGCTGACAACATGGATCTCGCGCGGGGTGAGCTTCACGCCGGTATCCGAGGCGGACCGACCAGGACCGTCCGTCGTCAGATCGACATCGGAGGCGAACGTCGTGTAGGACTTCCAGTAGCGCGATGGTGAAAGAAGGCTTCTGTCGGACATTACGGACTCTCCAGTTTCTCGCTCATGGTCATGTGACTATCGGCGGTATCAATCTTCCGCTTCGGCGCGACGGCGCCCGTTGCTTCTGCGTTCGCTTGCTCCGGCGCGCTTCCCCTCGCTGAGCTGTGCATGGCTTGGATCTTCGCGATGAATGCAGGGTCCAGCGTCGGGTCCGTCGCGACGCCAGTCAGCTGCCACAGCTCGAGCTTCGCGTCGTACGGCAGTTCTTTCCCATCAGCCGCGAGCTCGGCGGCTTCCGAGGTCAGCATGCCGACGAACTTCTCGTGTAGCTTCGGCGCGGCCTTTCGGAACGCCTCGACGCCTTCGGGCGAGAGCTTGCCCTTCTCGAAATCCTTCACGACCGACATCGGATCTTTGGCCGCCTCGAAGGCGCGGAGGAACTCGCCCATCTGTGTATCCGCAGGCTCTGGATGGCGAGCGGAAGGGAACCCGCCGGCCGGTGCGGTCAGCGTTGGGATCTTGCTTTGCAGGTATGCGAGCGTGTCGACGTTGCGCTTCGCTATCGAGGCGGAGACGTTCGGCGCCGCTCGACTCGTCTCGTCTCCGAGCATGCGATCGAGGCGCGCTTGCGTGCGGTCGGGTGCGCTTGCAGCGTCCGCCACGTGCGAGACGGCGCTGTGGTAGTCGATCCGGTCGTCGATGCCGCTGCGTACCGCCGCGCGCCCCACGTCGGTGGCGGTGTCCTTCGCGATGCGTACGGCCTTCTTGCCGAACGCCTTCACACCATCGAACATCTCGCTGTCGACCCGCGCACCGAGGCGCTCGATCGCAGCGAGCTGGCGGACTGCCTGCCCGGGTCGCGTCAACGCGCCCGCGACGGCCCCCACAGCAGCGCCCACGGGGCCGCCGAACGCGAGACCGCCGAGCAGGCCCCCCATGCTCCCGAAGCCGCCAGAGTCGCCAGCCTCCAAAGCTTTGAGCTGATTCGACAGCGTGAGCGTCTTCTCTGCCTGGTCGATCGTCTTCTTGAAGCCTTCGGTGCTGCGGATGACCTTTCCGAACTCAGCGAGCCGAGCAGGATCGAGGTCGGCCAGCTGCGTGATGGCTTCGGCGAGGTCCTGGCTGTTGGCTAGGTGGTCGCGGATCGTCTGATGGATCAGGTCGTTCTTGGGGCTCGTCAGGCCGTTTACGTAGCCGTCGATCTTGGCGGGATCGGCCGTGGTGTTACGCACCCACGGATTCGCAGGATCGCGACCGAGCGGCGTCGAAAGGCGCTGCTCGAACAGGTTCTTCGTGTCGAGATATTTTGCCCACGCCTTGTTGATGCGCTGCTGATCGATCGCCGTCTTCCCCCACATGCCCTCGTCTTCGAGGCCCTGGCGGAGGTTCTCGTATAGACCGCGGACCTCCCCAGATACGGCCATGTCGCTCGACGTCGTCATGAACGTGCCCGGCTTCGCGAGCTTGCCGAGTCGCTTCTTCAGGTTGTCCAGCTCGACGTAAGCCTTCGTGCCGGACCCCTCCGCAGCAGCGTCCGCGATGCCGCGATCCGCGAGGTTCAGAAACCGGTCCATCTTCTTGAGGTCGGCGACCTGGCCGAAGGCGTCGCGGTCCGCCAGCATCTCCGTTACCTTCGAGCGGATGTCGGCAACATGCCCCTGCGCGAACTCGAGCTGCTGATCGAGTGCCTCCTGACCCTTTCGGATCGAGCGCTCGACGTGGCCAGGCTTTAGCCCGCCCATGTACTCCTCTTGCAGGTTCTTGGTCGCGCCGTTCAGCTCGTCGATGTGATCGCGGACAGCGCGCTTCGCAGCGTCGCGCATGGCGTCGCCCTCATAGACTGCAACGCGCCGCGCCTCCCGACCAGCCTCCCCGAGGTTCTGCGGGCCGAGCGTTCGGATCGCGTCGATGTCCTTTCCGCTCGCCGCTGCCGAAGCCTTCGCCCACGCCTCACCGAGCCCGGGAGCCGCTTCGCCGAACTGACGCTCGGCCAGCGCTTCGACGTCGCGCGGCGAGATCATCCGCTTCACCTTGTCCAGCGCAGCGCCGCCAACAGCCTCGACACCACCCAGTGCTCCGCCGAACAGGGCGCCCACACCGAAGCCGTCTTTCGCGCCGGCCAGCACCTTCTCGGCCGTAAGCTCGTGGTCCGGCCCGAGCGACGCTTCCGAAATCGCGTCACCCGCTCCGATGATCGCGCCCTCCGTACCCATGCGGGCCGCACTGGCTAGCCCCTTCTGCGCTACACGGCCAAGCAGCGACTCCGCACCGGTGCCGACGAGCCCCTGCGTGACCCGCTCGGCGAACTGGCCAGCGGCCGACATGCCTTCGAGAGGAGCGGCGGCGAGCTCGGCAGCGGCACCTACGCCACGAACGCCCTTGAACATCTTGGCGGCGGCGCCAGGAGCGAGGAACCCGGCAACCTTGCCGATCCCACCTGAAACCGGATTCGTCTCGGCCCGAAGCCGCATTTCGTCCGCGAGCTCGGGGGAGATCTGCGACGCCAGGTAGTCAGTCGCGCCAAACGACGCCGTTCCCGCGGCCCGCTCCAGCGCCGTGCGCACCTGCTGGTCGGCCGTGCCAAGCCGCTCGCGGGTGAGGGTCTGATCGATCTGCTGCTTCGACGCCTTGCGGTACTGCCCCGGGTCGAGCTGGTCGGCCTCGGACTTGTCGACATCGAACACGCCTCCCGACGTGTCGGTAACAAACACACGTCCAGCGGACTTCTTCCCAGCGTCCTCTGGTGGAAGCTGTTGGGTAATGTCCGTCGTCGGCACGGGCGCAGCAGCTGCCAGCTCCTCGGGCGTAGCGGGCCGCGTGGGTCCTTTTGCGGGCTTCGCCATTACTCGCCCCTCCGGCGCAGCGAAGACGGTGGCGGAGCCGGCGGCACGTACAGGCCGCGCGAGCGCGCAAGTGCCACGGCTGCCGGGTCCGTTCCAGAGGTCACGCTATTGAGCCTGTGCCGCAAAACGTTGTCGGCCTGGCGCACCGCGGCCGAGAGCTCGGCGGGGGTCTCTGCGCCCTTGAAAGCGTCTTCGATCTTATGCATCTCCTCGGCCGAGCCGCCCGATCCGGTGATGGCCTTGCGGTAGCCGAGGATGCCGCGATCGACGATGCCCCGGTTGATCCGGCCCTCTTCGCTGAGCAGCCGGCGCCCTCCGGGAAGCTTGTCGGCCAGGTCGGCCGTCCAGCCGTAGCCCGGGATCGTGTCGCTCCCCTGGTACTTGTCGGCGATCTTGCGGAGCCCTTCGAGGTCGGCCAGCGCGGGCGTGATGCCCTTCTCGTCGAGGAACTCAACGTAGTGACGCGCGTTCTCTTCCGTCTTCGACGTCACACCGCCCGCCACGATCGGCCCAGCAGGCAGGTACCGCGAAGACACGCGCTCGGTGACGGACTGGTCGAGCTTCGCAGTGAGTAGCGCCTGCTCTTTCTGAAGAGTGGCGATCGCGCTGCGAGCGTTGATCTCCGCCGTCGTCCCCTTGTACTTCGCGGACTCGGTCGCGAGTTGCCCCTCGAGCGACGCGAGCATGGCGCCGCGCGCAGCGAGGTTTGTGCTCCGCTCGTCGCCGTGCTGCTGGCGCATGAGGCCGACGAGGTTCTGCTGTTCAGCCGCTGCAGCTCGCTTGCCAGTAGCGTTCTTCTCCTGTGTAGCGATGTTCCGATCGATCATCTTGTTGACCTGCGACATGATCGGATTCTCGGATAGGCCTAGCGCTCCCTGCTGGAGACCCCCGAGCATCATCGCAATCGCCGCGAGTGGTTCGCTCTTCTTCTCCCAGATCTTGTCTTCGTCGATCGTGCCGTTGCGCGCTTCGTCGGCGAGCGCTTTAGCCTTCTGCATCTGCGCGCCGATCTCTTCCTGGCGCTGCGTCTCTCGCTGCTGCTCTCCGAGTTGCTGGCGCTTCAACTCGTCCTCGTAGCCCTTGCGAGCCGCGTACTCGTCGGTTGCGTGCTGGCGGCCGACCTCGGCAGAGTCGACCGCAGCTTTCATCTGCTCGGCGGTCGCTTGGCTCAGCTGACTGCGCACCTCGTCGGAAACGGGCGTCCCTTCGGTGACCTTCGAATGTGGGACGTAGGCGCCTTCTTTGCGGTAGCCGACAACGTGGGGGCCGAGTGACGCTTCGGCTGTCGCAGGCGAGCCGGTGGCGCGCGGCTGCAGCTCGTCGACTGGACGGTTGCGCGGCTGGACGGCCTCGGTTTCTCGCTCGGCGGCAGCGAGTGCGCGCGGAGTCTGACCCAAGTCGAGAGGGTTGTGGCCTACAGTCAGACCGAGTGCGGCAGCGATGCGATCGGCATCGCCGTTCGGGTGGCGGTCGCTGGGAAGCGCTGTGCCGGATCCGCCCGCCCCGGATTCGATCACCGGGACAACACCACGTTGTAATGTTGGGCCGCCGATCTGCTGAGGCGGTAGCACAACGCGCTGCGGAGGAGCCTTCGAGACGATCTGCTGCTCGGGGAGCATAATCCCCTGCGAGGCGCCAGGGTTCGCCTGTGGCGTGAGAGCGTTTCGGATGACATCGGCTGCGTCTGCCGTGCGCATGTCGTCGGGTGGAGCAGCAGCTGCGGCCATCTCCGGCGGGATCACAGGAAACTGCATCTGAGCCGGTGGCGGCAGCTGCGCCGCTACCTGATCGGCCTCGGGCCCGGCGGCGAACACCGGCGGCCCACCATCGCCAAGGTCGAAGTGGTACCCGCCGCCAGGATCGAGCGTGTAGGAGCGAGGGAGCGCCATCAGGGGTGGCCTCCTTGAGCCGCGGTCGGGTATTGCCACATGCTTCTTGGCATCTCGTCAGGACGCAGCGGGAGCAGGCCCTTATCAGTCTGCCAGGACGGGCGGCCCGTGCGAGGGTCGACCACGACGGGAGCCGCTTCCCGAGGTAAGCCCTTGCCGCCATTCCAACTTGATGTGTCAACGGGCGCGGACTGCTGGTCACCGCGCATACGCGCCTCGAGCGCGTCAAGCCGGCGCTGCGCTTCACCCGTCGCTGCTGCGTTCACCAGCGACAGCCGTGAAGCATCGACCATCTTCTTACCGTCGGGTCCGGTCTTCACGGCCGACGCGCCCGCGGGTGTCTTCTCGAGATCTTGCGCCATCGGCCCAATCTGACGGCCTGGCGCTGCGCCGGGAGCGTGTGGATCCTTGTACTCGTAGGAGTAAGCGACGGCGGGACGGAGATCGGCGCCGCCGGTACCGCCGGCGACGACGCCCTGCGCAGCGCCATCGCGGAACCCCTCAGCGCGGATCGCGTTCTTCTTTGCTTCAGTATCGCTGAGGGCGTATCGGGGCGCGACGTCTGCCCCTTGCTTCGCGTACGCCGCATCGAGGTCGGACGGCGGAAGCGGAGCTACTGAACGGTACATTGCGGGCTGTTGCCCCATCGTCGGCGCCGGTTGCTGCGTAGCCGCGCTCTCCCTCTTCCACGGATCGACCAAGCCGTTATCGACGGTGCCAGCATAGGGGTCGACGATACCGAACGGAGTCGGCCCGACTGGAGGATGCGGCGTCTTCCAATCCTGTTCTAGCAACGCAGACCGCCACGGCCCCAGCGACGCAGCTTCCTCCGCTGCCATCTGCTTCTCGAGCGGTCGTTGCGTAGTCTCCGATCCGCCTGACATGCGTGCTTCGAGCGCAGCGAGTCTGTCGTGCAAATCACCAGTCGCATCTGCTCGCACCTGGTTCTTCTTCTCGGTGGTGTCGCTGACCAAGTACCGCGGCGAGCCGAACTGCTGAGGCGGCGCCATCGGGCGCGGTCTAGGACCGGATCGATCCACCACACCGGGCATGTTCAGCGCGTTGTCCGCTCCCCATGTGCTCGCATACATCGGCGCGCCAGTGAGAGGGTGCTGCTGTGTCCACAGGTCGGCTGCGGCTGGATCGGTGAATGCTGCCGGCGGCGGTTGCCCCTGCCGCGCTGCCATCTCGGCCTTCCACGGATCGACGAGGCTCGCCTGTGCCGGATCGGAGCCGGGTGAGCCTGGCGGTAGCGCTGCTGGCGCCGTCGCCAACGTCGGATCCTTCGCGCGCTGCGGGTTGTCCTGGACGCGCGCCATCTCGCGCGACGCCTTCGTCTTCCCCGAGTCGGCTGGCATCCGGGCCCAATCTGGCGTTTCGGTGTCGCCAGCCATTGCCCCCCCTGCCGCGAGCCCTCGCGCGATCGCGCTGGTCGTCGGATCCGGCGAAGCGGCCGCCGCATCAGCAGGCTCGATATTTTTCTTCCCGCGCACATCCGAAGCCGCTGCCAAGACGAATGGCGCAACCGTGGCCGCCACCGTGCCGACCGTCTTCCAAGTGTTGGCGGTGTCGGCTTGCGATTGCTGAGCAGCGAGCCCACGCTCGGATAGGTCGCGCGAGTTGAGCAGGGCCGCCGTCTGATCTCGCTCGCCCATGTCCATGGCGCCGATCTGCATCCTCTGCCCGCCGTAGCCGAGCTGTCCCTGCAGGTTCAGTCCGCGCTGCTGCGCTTCGAGGTTCGCATTGTCCTCTGCGATCTTCTGCCGCATCGAGGAGTCGAACTGGTTCTGTTGTGCGCCGAACTGCCCGGTTTGCAGCCCCTGGCCGTACGCGGTCGACGACTGCCCCAAATCTTGCGCGCGCTTCTGCCCCATGGCCGCGCCGTAGTCGCCGCGAGCCTGCGCCATCTCCGACGCTCGCAGCGTCGCAGTCTGCGCGTTCGTCGCCTGATCGCTAGCTGCGTTCGATCGGAGCGCGGCTCGGATCGCTGCCACGCTGTTGCCTGCGCCACCGCGAGCGCTGTTCGCGATCGACATTGCGTCGCGTGCCGCCGACGCCTGCCCGGTGGCTAGCTGCTGCTGTGCGACAGACGGCGCCCCGCCCTCGGCGGCAGTCTGCAAAGTGTCGAGGAACTTCCCCTGCCGGCCAGCCACGGTGCTCGCGTCGTTGAGTCCCGTCGTCGACATGGCCACGCGGCCTTGGTCGATCTGCGCCTGGGTGTTTTGAACCGGGCCTACCTGCGGCGCTCCCTGCACCGAGAGCTGATGCTGCTGATCTCGCAGGACATTGATGTCTCTATTTGCGTCTGGGCTAAAATTGCCGTAGCGGAACGCATTGGCGTTCTGCGCTGCCCACGGGACAAGCTCTCTGCTTGCTAGCGCGTCGTGGCCCTCGGTGCCGTAGACAAGTCCGCCTCCAGTTGGTGCGCCAGGCTTGGCGCGGACGAGACGAGGATCGTCGTACTGGGAACCGCGCGGATCTGGTTTGGTCGGGTCGCGTACTGGTCCGTACATTACTTCCTCGCCTCCTGCGGCAACCGCATCCGGCTGCTACCGCGCTTCACCTCTACCTCGAGCTGGATGCTCGTCAGACGGAACCCGGCACCGTTGCCAGCGCCATCCGAAACCTCGAACGAGATCGCGCTGCACTTCTGATTGCGCAAGTGGATCGACAGTTCCTCGCGCTCCAGAGCCGCTAGCTCGGCTGCCGTCCACGTATATCCCTCGGTCAAGATCACGCGGTTGAAGTCCGCGTACACCGTCACCGATAGGTCATGCGTGCCGAGCTTATCGAACAGTAACGTCGCTCGGCGAACCTGCTGGTAGCCCTGGAGACCGGCGACGTTGATCCACGCACTGCGCCCGTTCGCGTCGTACGCAACGCTGGCGTCCTGCCATGTGTCTGGATCGGCGCGCCGTACACCGAGCGCGGTGCCGTAGTAGAAGACGTCGCCCACGACGGCCGCGCACGTAACCACGGCGCCGCCCTCGATGTTCCACACCGCCCACTGCTTGCGGCTATAGTCGTACACGACGGCGCGCCCTGTGGCGCCGTCCGTCAGAGTCCAGATCACCAGTTGGCGTGACGCCCAAAGCGTCGCGCTCGTGACGATCGGGTAGTCGCTCACCTCGTCACGTACGGCCGTGCCGATGAAATCCAGGCCCATCCCCTTGTTGAGCATGTAGATGCCGGCTTCAGACTTGAAAAACACGCCGTCTGGCGAAGAGACGCAGCTTCGCGGATCGACGCACCCGACCTCGCTCGATACGATCCGAGCTTCGTAGTTCGAGCCGTTACCGGTGTCACCGAACCCATCGCGCTCGACCAGGAAGATAGAGGCCCGCTTGAACACCATTGGCTTGTCGTCGAGGTTCTCGACCGCAACGATGTCGCCGCCGTCCTCGACGCGAAACGTCAGTTGCTCATTGAACCCGGGCACCTCGCCAGGCGTGAAGGCCTTCGAATACCAGACCGTTTTCCCGCTCGCGAGGAACACACGGTTCTGCACGATCGCAACGGTCTGCGAGGCGGGCGGGAGCACGTTGTCGAGCACTTCGCCGTCCGTGTAGATCGCCTCGTTCGCTTGGATCGATGCGTCCGAAGATCCGTCGGTGAACACGTTTGGCGTCGAGCTACCTCCGGCCGTCTGCGTCGATAGCCAGCGGCGGAATGGTCCGGGTTGATTAACAGGCGTTCGGTAGAGACGCGTTACCGTGAGACTCTGCGGGCGTGTCGTGACCGGCGGATCCGCCACCGTGACCTGCAAGCGATCGTTCAAGTTGACCGTCTTCGAAAGCGGCGGTGTCAGTACGACGCTGCTCTGCAAATTACCAAGTGCGTCCTGCGTCTCGTAGACTACCAACACTTGGTACGTGCCGGCCGAGAGCGCTCCGCCTCCGCCGACCTGCGCGATGGAGCAATTAGCGGTGTCAGGGCCGAACACGAACGCCGCCTCTTGCGGATGACGTCCGTCGTAAAACATGGGCTTTCCGCCCGCGATCCAAAGCGACTCCGATGCCTCCGCCATGAGAGCCGTAGTGTCGCGTTCTGCCGACTGTGCAAAGTCGATGTCGAACGTGTCGATCCCGCTCGTGCTGAGCAGATACGCATTGCTTACGTCGCGCAGCACACGCGTTTTGATCGTCGCGCTCGCGCGGAAGTGCCCCGTTTCGATCTCAGCTACGCCGGCTAGATGTCCATCGGCGCGGTCGTTTCCGGACTCACGCGGCGCGAACCATGCGACCTTTTGCCCCGCGACCGCGCTGGGACCAATTCGCAACAGAAACGTAGTCCCCTGTAGCGTCGACTTGTATCCGATCAGACAATAGGGGCCGGCGAAACCCTGGTCGAACGTGAACGCGAATGGCTTACTTTGCAGATTGAAGCCGTAGTAGGCCGCCTCCGCGCCGAGCAATGTGCCGTCAGACTTGAGCTCGCGCGTCCGGATGAACGGTCTCGCCGCCACACCGTCGCGGTGCTCGAACACGAGCCACGCGGACGTGGCCGTCGAACGCACTAGCCCTAGCTGTAGATACGTCGTTGTGCCGGCGCGAACAGTTGTCGGACCGCTCACGACAATCAACGTCGACGGGTCTAGCACAACCGATCTGAGGCTATTCCCTACGCCCTGATCACTCCACGCCACATAACACGCCTCGCCAGGCGTAGAGATGACGGCGAGCGCATCGAACGCCGTTTCCCCTATAAGCTTCGTTGTAAGTATCGCCAGAGCACTGCTTACACGCATGACAAATATGAAGGTGTCGGTCCGCGTGTACGCAACGATGACCTCGGTCGCCGACACCGCCGAAACATCAAGCTTTGGCACTGCTACATATACATCCGTCTTGAGTACCGTCGCGGTGCCAAGGATGAGCGTCGTCGTATCGAACGACATCGCTCGCAGCTCAAACGTGCCGGCGTTGTCCGCGATCCAAAAGAACAGCAGCAGATTTCCGCACGCCACCACCCGAGGAATGAAGCCATTGAGCACCGGATTCGAATCGAACAGAAACACCGCCGCCCGCGTCTCGGCCTCGTAAACGTTGAAGTACATCCGGTTGTCGCTGCCGAGCCAACAGTGCGCCTCGTAGCCGTTGGCGTATGCAACGTCGCCGCTGCTGTACGAGGTGCCGTCGTTGCGCGCGATGGGAGCGCGCTCCGCGAGCACAGGCGTCGTGTAGTTTGTGAACGCCCACTTGTCAGCCGTCGGATCGCGGCGGTACACGCCGTGTTTCGTGACCATCACCAGCGAGTCTTTGAAGCTGCCTAGCCGGATGGGAGGTGTCGCCGACAAGCTCGCGCCGTCAAGAGTCTTATGCTGGATCGCGATGTGACCCGAACGTCGGTTGACCGATCCGAGCCGGTCGAACTCGAGGTTGTCCATGTCCGCCAGGTAGGGCGGCTGCATCAGCTTCTTATCGACGTCCTGGCTCACGCCGGCGCCGAAGTTGATGATAAAGGGTTGGGTCGGCACGGTTACCCCCATACCCATAGGTAAACGGTGCACGCGGACGCGGCGACGAGTGTGATCGTGCGAGCGTCTCGAGCTGTCTCGCGCACGTCGGCAGCGTTGGCGCCGAAGCTACGAACGATGAGCCAGCCTCTCGGTGGACGCCCGAGCCCGTGCGCCACGAGCTTTGCCGTTGCCGATAGCGCGACGCCGTCTGTCACCTCGCCAGTGGTCGACACCTCCGATGCGAGCAACTGCCCGTTCAGAATCGGCACGCGCGCGAACAGTCTATCGAACGCATCCTGGACGTTCCGCCACAGGATCGACACGTCGTCGGGGGTTGGCGTGTCCGATACGACGTGCCGCAGGAGCTTCGGGACGGCGTTCATTACAGGTTCCCCACAATGTCTTCGTCCTCGTCGTACGCGCGCTGGGCCTGGCGACGCAGAATCATCCGCGGCGGGTTCAGCGCATCGCGGGTCTGGGCGAACTTGCGGATCCGAGCCTCGAGCGCTGCGCCCTTGCCTTCAAGCCGATCGCTAAGCTCGAAGTCATTCTCGTCGCGGGCGATGTCCGCCGCCGCCATGTAGATCGGGTAGAGCTCCCACCCGTTGTAGCCGTCGAACTGGTCCGTATCGGCGACGAGCTGAACGGCCGCCGGGATAAAGTCGACGATGATCGTAAACACCGACTGAGGCACCGGCTGAAACCGGATGTTCGCGCCCTCGAGCTGAAAGTAAACCGTCCCGTTGTACTGGTTCCAGCCGTACGTCCGCTGTGGGCCGCGCGCCTGGTTCATGTCGTACGGCAAGATCTCGCGGTGGTCGTTCACTCCGACCTGCCACCACACGCCGAGCGTGCGCAGGATAGTCACGCCGAGCGCGTACGACGGAGTACCGGCGATCGTCGTTACGGTCTGCGGCGTTGGCGACTTGGCCCACTGCTCACCACGCACTTCGACGAGGATCTCCCAGAGCGCAGCGATGTGCTCGTTGATGCTGAGATCGATCTCCGCATCCGTGGCCCTCTGGTTGTTCGCCCTGGTTCTGACAACCGAGCGCATTTCCTGTAGCTCGATCGTACGTGCCACGGCTTACACTCCCTCGTCGCTACCCTTGTCTCCGCTGTCCGAGCTGCTATCCGACTCGTGATCCGACGCCTCGTATTCGCGATGGCAGATCTCGATCGCGTCTTTCAAAGCAGCAGCGAACTCTTCCTTGTCGCCCCTCTTCGCTGCGTCGTAGACGTCGTTCGCCGCCGAGAGAAACGCCTCGCTCGGCATGCCTTCGTCTGCGCCGCTAGCTTCCGAGTCACGGCTCTCCGAGTCGTCGCCGAACGGTGAGCCGTGCCCCATCATCTCGGGCTTCTTGCCGAGCTTGCCGAGCGTTACGGAGATGATGCCCACGTATTCCTCGCCTTCACTTGAGTACGGACTTACGCGCGACCAGAAAGAAGCTGATCCGGTTGTCCGCGTTGGCGGCGATGTCCGTTTCGGTTGCGACGGCCAAAGACCGCATGATGAACGACACCGCAGTCGCGGTGCCAACGTTCGAGAATGCTCCGAATTGAACCTTGAGGTCGGTGCTCGCAGTCACGAACCGCAGGCCGGGGATCTCTGCCTCGATGACCTTGATCTTGTCCTTGAGCGTGACCGTCCAGTTGCCTGCGCTGTTGCGCAGAACTGTCGCGATGTGCCCGCCGAGGAACGCAGATGTGTCCGGTTGGCTCGAGCCGTTCGGGGCAAAGGATCCCTTGATGAAAACGATCTCTTTGCCCCGTACCCACGGGTGGTCGAGGTTCTGACTGTAGGTGGCGGCCGGCATGGCTTATCGCCTCCGCAGAACGATCTGGAACCCGATGGCAGGAACCACGACACCAGACGCCTGCTTCGTGATCTGGATGCCGAGCACCTGACCGGCGGTGAGCAAGGCTACGCCCGCCGTGACGACCGAGGTGAGCAACCACGGCACCTTCGCGACGATGTCGTTCGCCGTGATGGTCTGGCGAGACGCTACGATCGTGTCCGCGCCGCCCGCCCCATCCGCCTTGTTGAGAACCAAGGTTGCGGTGTTGGAAGCGTGAGCCACGACGCCGGTAGGACCGATGGCGTAGCAGCTGAGAACCTCCATGTTCCAAGGTGCGCGGAAGAAGTATTGTGTCGCGGTGACGTCGGCTGCCATCGCATCCGCTGCCGTCTTCGCCCACGCCTCGACTTCCTCGAAGAGGTTGTTGACCTCTCCTCGAACGTCGCGCGCAGGCGATTGCGTCTGGGTGTACCGGCCGAAAAGGCCGGTAACGTTGGTGATGAGATCTCCGAGTGCCATGGTCTCTCGCGCTCCTTAGGTCGGCAACGTGATCCGGCCGCATTCGCCCGGATTCGTAATGATGAGGTTTCCGCGCCACCCGATTCGCATCTGGTAGCCGTCCGAAGCGGGTTCGACGATGAGCTCAGATCCGCCGCTTCGCTGCAGGAACCGAGGCACTTGACCGAGCGATCGGAACACGAGGCCCTTTTTCGTGAGGCACCACATCGTGTCGTTCTGCGTGTTGTGGTCCGCCATGATCGTGATCGGCTTGCCACCGGCGTGGACCCTGATGACGTCGTAACCAAACTCCGCCGTCGCAGTCTCGTCGCGCGTCGCCTTGCTTCCAAGCGCGAGCCCGATCTCCACGAACCGGTCGTAGTTGACCCAGCACGAATCGATCGTTCCAGTGCCAGCCTCACGGCGGAACTGAGCCAGACCCTTGACGACGGACTCCTCGATAGCCAGCGATGAACCGTCGTACCGCATCCCGCCGAGGCGAGTGGGGTCGACCGAGCGATCGAAGGCCGAGAGAGAGAAGCTGTCACCCGCCGTCGGGTCCGCAGCCGGGATGTATGCTTCGAGCCCGTACACGCCGCGCCCGAAGTTTCCATACGGGAACAGGTAGTCGCTCGCGGCAAACCCGGTGATGTTGCCCCAGGTGGTCGACGTGATGACGCCCGTTCGGCGGTTGACCTTGTCGACGACTGCCGGAGATCCGCCGTTGAGCGAACCGCTGGTGCCGTCGGTCGTGGCCGACTGAACGCGCATGTTCTTCTTCCAGAACACGACGTCGTCGATGTTCAAGAGCGTCATGTCGTTGCCCGACAGAGCCCCCGAGCGCCGCCCGATCGCTCCACCGCTGTTGCGGAAGAGCGCGTGCGCGAGCTTTTGAGAGGTCGACTGGAACGCGGACTCCGCCTGATCTTTCTTCAGGTCGATCCACGCACCGTCGTCATCCTCTGACGCTTCCATCGACTCGGTGTCGAGCGACAGGATCACGTAGTGACGAGCGCGAGGGACGCGGAACTGCGCGTCGGCCGACGGGCCAGCGTTCTCGAGAGCTTCGGCAAAGCCGTGCGAGCCCTCCATGAGGTCGTAGCCGATCGACCAGGTGAACGAATCACCCGGGAACTTCGGCAACTTGTTGAGCCACTTCAGAAACGGCTGGGTGTCGTAGCCGATCTTTGTTTGGCGATCTTTCGAGAAGTACTGATGAAACGAATTGACGAGGGTGTCGATTGCCGACCTGCCCATGGGAGCCTCGAAGCCGGGGGACGCATCACGTCACCGCTGGCTATCGACGCCGCCTTTCGTTCTTCGCCGTCTTCAGCTCGTCGCGCGTTGTTTCGCGATTCGCTTTGACTCCTCCCAGTCCTCAGCATCACTGAGCGGGCGGTTAAGCTCGGAACGTTGTGCGGCCAGACTACGGGTAACCGTCTTGGGTCCTCGCTGCGCCGAACCATTCGACTGCTGCGTTCCCGGGTTTGCTCCTTGCGGAGCGCCGTTGCCCTGGCCGACTACGGAACCGTTTGGGTTGGTTCCGGAACCCTCAGAACTTGCCGCGCGATGTAGCCGCTCGTAGTCCTGCTTGAGATGATGTTCCCAGCTGTCTAGATACTTGTCAAGAGGTACTTCTTCGCCGGTGCCGGGAATCACTCTGCCCTGTGCGTCACGGCGGCTCGTCTGAATGTAGTGTCGGAGCATGTCGTCATAGGCGAGCTGTCCCACATCTTGGGGCGAATGCTTCGCCTGAATGAATCGGTACTTGCCAGCCTTGAACGCCACGTCTGCGTCGGTGGCGATTGCGCTGTACGCGTCACGCGTGACGCGCGCTTCGTGCTCGCGCTGGCGGGCGTCGTCGGCCTCTTGCTTCAGCCGCGTCGCCTCTTCGTCTTTGCGCTTCGACTCCTCGTCACGCTTGCGCAGCTCGGCCTCAAACTTCGTCTCGGTCGCCTTGAGCTGATCTTCGAGCGTGAGCTCCCCGCCGTGGATCGTGCGCCGGGTGACGGTGCCAAACGACTCCTTCGGGTCCCAGCCTTTCCACTTCGCGAGCGACTGCCACACTTCGTATGGGTCGTCACTGTCGAGTTTCAAAGATGCGACGCGCTGCTCCGCCGCTCGTAGCTTGTCGTTCGCCGCGTGCTCACGCTTCTCGAGCTCGCCGACGACGTACGCTTCTCGATGAACGAGCTTGGCCTCGCGCTCAGTGAGACGGGTCGCGCGACTCGCGAGGCGCTTCTCGGTGTCGTCTTTGCGGGCGAGAAACTCTTTCCACTCCTTCCGCGTCGGCGCGGCCGTGCGCTCTGCCTCTGCGGCGGCGGCCTTCTCGGCCTCGGTCTTCTCGTCCGCTGGCTTCTCAGTTTCGCCCGCTGCGCCCGCTTCCGAAGGCTCCTCGCCATCGGTGTCGTCGTCCGCATCTCCGTGCGCCACAGCGCCGGCCGGCACCTCCGACTCGTCGCCGCCATCACCATCGTCGTCGGGCACCACGTGCGCGTCGAGCTTCGCCGGCTTTGCCTTCTTGCCTGCTTCCTTCGCCGCTTGCCAGGCGTTCTGCGCGTCCTTCTCGGCGGCTTCGGCTTGCTTCGCCGCAGACTCAACCGCGCGCTCGGCGATGTCCTTCGCGGGCGGCGGCGCTGCTACTGGCTTCTCGGTGGCTACGGGAGCGGCGGTGGCCATGGTCAGTGGCCTTTCAATTCGGCGCGCCGTTCATCGGCGGCGGCATCTGTGGCGGTGCGCCCATCGGCGGCATCTCGCCTCCGGGCATCGGCGGTAGTTCGGGCGGTGCGCCGGCTGGCCCAGCGCCGAGCGCGGGCGGCGGCGGTTCGATCGTCTCGCCCTCCAGCATCTTGCTGCACCACGCGACGAACACGGTCAGCTTCTCGAGGTTCGCCTTCGGGTACCAGCCGCGCACGCGAGCGAGTAGGTAAGCGTTCGTCGCCATGTGCATCGCGAGCTCTAGATCCATCAGCGGCTCAGGCTTCTGGTCTTTGCCGTCTTCGAGCATGGCATCGATCATCATCTTGATGATGTCGTGCGAGGCGTTGTCGAGATCTGCAAACTCCTCGATGTCGGGGAAGTCAGCGAGCCGCTTGAAATCGGCCGTCGTGATTAGGCCGGAGTTTTTCCAGTCTTCGAGCGTCGCGATCCTGCCCGCTGGCGTGGTTGGCAGCGCGCTCGTCGGGAAGACGCGGATGCGGTACTGGTTCGGCTGGAGCCCTTTGAACTTGTTGAAGTCGACCAGCTCGATCGCCTTCTTGCCGTGGTAGACGACGGCGTATTTGCCGGTGCGCATGAACACGTCGCGCATCAGCACCGTCTTGTACTCGGCCGCGTCGCGGTGGAACGTCTCGTAGCGCTTCGCAAAGTCGATAAACCTGCGTGACTTCGATTGCTCGTAGGCTTTGATCGATTTCCCCGACGTGAGCTGAGCGGGGACCATCGACTGCGCGGCTAGCTGATTCGTCCCGTTCTGCTGGTACATCTGGTCGATGCGCCATTGCATATGTTGGAAGAACTCGGGATGGACGGTGCCTGGCGTCGCCCACTCTGGCTTCGCACCGGAGGTGAAGTTGCCGCGTACGATCGTGCCGATGAGGTCGTCGATGCTTGAGTTGAGAACGCCCGCGTTATTGTCGATGAGGATCTTCATCCCGGCGCGGGCCATCGATTCCTTGATGAACCGATCCAGGCGGTTCACCATCGCCTGCTCGCCGCGAAGGTCGTCAATGAGCGACGTCGACCAAAAGCCGACCTGTGGAATCTCCCACTTCAGGAAGAAGTATGGCGACTGCTTGCGCTTCCACGGCGCGTCGTAAAGCCTCGCTTTCGACGTGCAGATGAAGTGCCGCCCGTCCTCTGTCGCGGGCCGGTAGTCGTCTTTGTTGTCCGGATCGCCCCACTCGCAGATGCTCGGCAGGCGGATCCCCTCGACGACCGTGACCAGATCGCTATCGCGGTCGAAGCTGAAGAATGGATCGGTGTCGGCGCTGGCCGACTTGTCGATCTCTTCTTTCAGGTCGTCGTACTCCGCCATCAGCACGCCCTTGTCGACCTGCGTGACGTGGTAGAACGTCATCGGGCGGCCGTAGTAGGCCTCTTGCATTGGCACGACGACTTCCCAGTTCATCAGCCGCTCGCACTCGACACGGTCGGTGATGTGGTTGTCGAAGATCTTCTCGATGCCGTCGCCAACGCAGAGCGCGTCTTTGCAGAGCAGCGGGGAGATCTCCTCCTGCCCGTCCTCGACCGTCTGGCCTTCGATGAGCTTGTCGAGCCCCTTCGCCGCCTTCTGAATGTCGTGCGTGCCGCCTTCGGAAACGACCATCATGCGCGGGCGGTTCTGCGTGATCTCCGCGTGCGTCGAATTGATGATGTTCTTTACAACGTTGACGCTGCTGCGCTCGCCACGGCCGCGCTGGGCGTAGTCTCGCAGGCTCAGGCCCAACATCGGCTCGGCGCCGTAGTAGCAAAGGTTGGTCAGCGCTCGCTTCTCGCGCTCGAGCTGGTCATCGCGTAGCTTGTGCGCGATGCCGTAGACCTCTTTGAACGGGTCCGGGTAGGCCTTGCGGTCCCACCACTGGGGATTGGAGCTCATGACGTCGGCACCACGACGAGTCGCCCGATGTTGCGGTTGATCGAAACGATCTTCCAATCGCGGCCAGGCCGTACGTGCTCCCAGGTGAGAGGCTCAGCGAGACACGCGGAAAGCTTCACGTGGTCAGCAATCGTCATCTCGACGGGCACGCGAACGGCTCTACCGTTCGTGAAGCATGCACGTTCGTAGGTGCTGAGCTGCTCACTCATCGCGGCAGCTCCGTCACGGTGAACGCGCCGCCGCTTATGTCGATGGTAGGAGGCAGAGCGCGCAGATCGTTGCGCGTCGCCGGCTTCGGTCTCACCTTCGAACGGCTTCGGCGTCAGCCCATCCGCGGACGCAAGCGCGCCGATCATCATCTCGACGAAGAGCGACGTGGCGCGCCTCACGGTAGGGCAATCCTTCCGTTGAGACCGAGTCGGACTTGCCGATCGTGCCACATCTGAGCCAGCTTGATGTTGCGCTCGTCGTAGCTCGACAATGGGGGAGCTTGCGGTATCGGCTCGACGTGAACCGGCTTGCCCTCCGCGTCGAGGATCACGACCGGTCCTCGACGAACTGCGCGCCGTCTCCCTGCGCGTTGATGCCGTCGTCGGACAGCTCACACGCTGGGCACAGCGGCGAGCGCCAGTAGTGCGTGAACCCGCAGCGCTCACAGCGGCGCGAACGGATGCCAGCAAAACGCAGTTCGGTGGGCTCGACGTTCAATCGTCCGCTCCCCCGTCGCCTTCGACGTGCTCGCGGCTGTTCCACTTCGGATCGGCAACCCACGGCGGTGGCCCCCCGACGTGCGCCCACTCGTTGTCGAGCGATCGATTCCGAACCGCTTCGCGCAGGTCCGACTCGCTCACCGGCTTGCCCGCCGCGCGCTCCACAGCGGGCGGCCCGAACTCGAGCTCTAACCCGTCGGACGCGCGATACCGCCGCACGCCACGGGCACGGAGCGCGTCGACGAGCGTGAGCAGGGCGTCGGTGTCGGGCTGTGCCACTTCGGACAAGGTTCCACATATGTGCCAGGTTGTGCCATATGTGACTTGACTTGTGGCGCACTTTGCGCCAACGTTGTGCCATGGTTGCTACAACGAAACCACGACTACCGAAGCGTCAAGCAATGCGACTTGCAGCCGAAACCGGGCTCGATTGGCGCACCGTCGACCGCGCTTACTCCGGCGGCCGCGTCGCCACCGCCACGCGTGAACTCCTGCTCCGCGCCTCCAAGGATCTGGAGTGTCTGCCGCCTCCCGAGGCGCCGTGACCATCCTCGAAGACCATCGCAAGATCAAAACGCCCAACATCATACCAGCGCGGGAACTGGTCGACACGCTTCCGGATGACGTGGCAGTGACGGCTCCGCAAGCCGACGCAGTGCTCGGTGTGGTCGAAGACGCGCAGCGCGATGCGCTCGACGCAGCGGCCAACCTCGCAGAGATCTGCGGGCATCCGCTGACGGCCGACATGATACGGTCGATGAAGCCATGAGCGCCGCCGTCGAAGACGCCATCAAGCGACTCGCCGCTCGGTTCGCGGCAGAAGGCTTGCCGATCGCACGCTACGAGCAAGAGATGTCCAACGCGATCCGCGCCGGCTACGGGTTCGGGCTGGCCGACGCGATAGGAGTCGTCGTTGGTCGACTCACTGAGCTTGATGGCTTGATCGGCAAGGGCAGCGACCGAGAGATTCGTGGGCAGGCCAAAGAACTGTCTGACCTCTGCGAGAGGATCGAGACGCTGGCTGCACTCACCCCAGTCGAGCCGGTCGACCGCGAAGAGCTGAGGCGGCGCTACCCGGTGAAGACATGAGCCACGCCGGACGCCTTGCCCTCGCCTACGAGCTCTATGCGCCGATCATCGCGACCACCTGCGAACACTGCGGCCATACGACCTACGAGCGCAAGGAAGGCGCGGGGGTGATCGACAAGGAAACGTACGTGCGGCTAATCAACTCGGGGGAAGCTGCGGCAGGCGAGTTCGTGTCGCTACTCCCAGCTGAGGCGGTGGTCGCCTTCGAGAAGGGCATCGGGGGAGTGCCGCCCAAAACATGAGCGGCCGAGTTTTTTCCATCTCGCTCGGCAAGTTCCTGGAGCCGCGTCAGGGCCCATGCGAACTGATCAGCGAGTCGCGCTGCACTTGTGGCGCCTTGCTTGGGCGGGTCGAGCGAGATCCAGACGGGAGCCCGTCGAGCTGGGGTTACGGCTGGTGTCCGAAGTGCTTCGGGCCGCGGATGACAGTGAAGGAAGACGGCTCGGTCGAGGTCAGATTTGGACGAGCGCGTTAGTCGTCCTCCCAGTACTCGCGTTTCTCCTGCCGCTCAATCTCCGCTTCATCTTCTTTCTCTTCCTTCGCCGCCTCGCGCGCGACCCACTCAGGCGAGCCAGGCGGCAGCTCCACCACCACCGCCGCTGGGTCGTCGAGGTAGTACGACAGCGCTCCTACCACAGCGGGCGCATAGTCGCAGTGACGCCCGTCTGCAGTGGGCGGTAGGATGATCTTCGCCCCGGTCTGCGTGGCGCGCTTCTTCAACGCAAGCAGGTCGGCCCGCACGAACGGGTCCGAAGGCAAGTCAACATCGCCCATCGCCACGCGCGTAGCGAACGACGAGTAGCGGTTTAGCTTCTTCTTCTCGTCCGAAGTGAACAGCGTTAGCGACAGCCCGAATTGCTCGGCGATGTCCCGGTTTGCGTCTCCTGACCAGAGATCCGATGCGACCGAGCGTAGGCCGTACGCTTGGCAGATCTCCGAGATCTCACCCAGCACAGCGCGAGGCGACAGCGGCACAGCTTTCGACCCGATCCACTGACGGGCGAGGACGATCGACAGCCTCACGCGGTCACCAACGCGGCGGCGCGTTCCGATCGCGAGGGTCCAAGCGTTGCCGCGTGTGGCCGGGTCCATCATCGCGAAGTACTGGTGCCCGTACTCGCGCGCGATCACGTCGGTGTCTGGGCTGCCGTCTGGCCGGCGCCGCAAGCACTTCTCCAGGTCCACGGCGCTGAGAAGCGACTCCTCGGGGTCGAGGAACTCACACAGAATGTCGGTCCGGTGCACGTCGGGCCGGTTCACGCGCAGGTACTCGACCGCTTCCGGCGTCCACGTGACCGGGTTCATGTGGTGCGCGGGCGCCTTGATGACGACCAGCGAGCGCGTCGGCCTGCCGAAAGACTCGGTGACCATCTGGTAGATCGGACCGCGCGGCGCCCACACAGAGCCGATGTCGATGACCTGCGCACCAGGGAGCAGCCGCCCGAACACCGCGCTGTGCATGTCGTCGAGGTTCACCACCCCGTCCTCCTGACCGACCATGCGAGGAGCCTCGTCGAACGCAGCGCCCGCGGACCAGCGAGCAACGAGAGTCGTGCCCGCCTTCGCTCCGGCGACGACCTTGATCTCGACCGGCCTGCCGCTGGGATGGCGGAGCGTGACGGTGTCGGCCGTGGGCTCTTCAACCAGCAGCCTTCGAAGGTCGGGACGCTCGCGCACGTTGCCGACGATGTGCTGCAGGATGACGTCGGCCAGGTCGAGCCGGGTCGAGACGACCGAGTAGCGCGCGGTCTCGCCTGGGCCGAGCCGCGAGATGTCGCATGTTTGCGTTGCCGAGATGGCCACGCAGGCGGCGAGCATCGACTTGGCCGACCGGATGCCGCTGAGCAGCGCGATATGCGAGCAGCGCGTCGCTGGTATGCGCGCAATGGCATCGACGCCACCCACCGCGGCGATGACGTGCGGGTCCGAGGCGAGATCGCCAAGCGGGCGCCCGTCGATGATCCGGCAGCACGCGCGCTGCAACGGCGACGCGGTGGTGAGAGCGAAATAGCGCAGCTCGGTCAGCAGCTCCTCGACCGTCGGCGGTCGGATCGCACGACGGCGGAGCTCTTCGATGATGGCCGCGGTGGACACGGATCGGCGTCGCTACGCCCGCCCCCTCCCGGCGATCTCAATCCCCGACGCCTGCGCCCGGTACTGCAACCTTTCAGCGTCCGCCGCATCGAGGTTTCTGCGTAGCTCGCGACGCTGCTCCGCCGACATCTCACCAATACGCTGTATCGCCACCGCGTGCACCACGACCTCATTGATCTGCACGCTTGGCAGCCCACTCGAGATCTCGACGGTCGCAAAGCCACGCAGCCATCCCAAGCCTTGCGGCGTAGGGACGAGCTGCGACGTGTGGCGGTAGGCTGGACAGAGCCGTACTGCTTCGCCGGTAAACCGGGCGTAGTCGAGCGACAATTCATCGCCTTGCACCTTGCCAATCCACGCGGCCCCGCTCTCTGTGATGGCACAGATCCAGTCTCTGAAATCGTTCAGGTCTCGTTCTCTCGCGTTCGGATCGCTCATCAGTTGTACCCTTCCTTCCGTTTCGCTTGCTCGCGCGCCACGCGTTGAGCCTCGGCCTGTCGTGCCGCCAACACCATGAACAGCGCGACCTCCTCACGCTCCCGCAGCTTGCCTCGCGCCCAGCTGTAGCCGATGAACAGCACCGAGTGCGCCACCTGCGCTCCCAGCACCACCGCGAACAGGTTGAGCGCGCTCACAACCGCACCGCCATGGACAACGCAACGCACTCCACATCGCCCCGCGACTTGTACAGACCGGCGCACGACAGCTCGGAGTAACTCGAGATACACGCCTCGATGCCGTCCGCGTCGCCCGATACAATGCGGGAGCACCGCTCGCGTTGCTCGTCGAGCATGTCCCGTCGCACATCGATCCGGCACTCCGCGGCGCGCTCGGCGATGAAGTCGTACCAGTCGTAGCACGCCGCTCGAGCGGAGCCGCCAGGCGCGCGGAAGGCGCAAGAGGCGAGCGCGACGGCGATGACGGCTGCGCGAGGTACCGCCATACTACGGAGCATCTTTCACCTCCTCGATCACCATTCGATACGTGCGATCTGCCGGCTCCGACCCGATCCGCTCGATGTGCTCTCTCGCGTCGATCACCTCAACCGTCTCACCTCTCGCGTCGCGCACAATAACCGCCACGCGCCAGTGTTTGCCGCCGCGTTCGAACTCCCAGCGGGAGAGCCAAGGAGTCTTCGGCATCGGCTCCGTCGATAGCTCCGGCATCTCCGCCGGATCGGACACATCGAACGGATCGAACTCGCAGAGGAGAGAGCGGGTCATCGTCTGGCCAGACCTTCCGCGCGAATCTCCTCCTCGACTCGCTCGATGTCAGCCGGAGAGTAGTGGCTCATGCCCACAACACCAGGCTCGACGTCGTGAAGCCGTTTCATGAAGGCTCGACGCAGCTCGGTGTGCTGGTCCTTGGCCTCGTTGAACAGCTCCAGGTGACGGTCGCGCGTCTGCTCCCAGTTCTTCGCCGCCTTGGCCAGCTCGTCACCGCGCCGCACGATCTCCTCATGAAGCACGCTGAGCTGTCCGGCCATCCGGTTCAGCTCAGCGTCGGCGAACTGACTCACGACAGCACCGCGTCGATAGCTGCCTCAGCCTCATCACGCAGAAGCTCCGGGTCTCGGTCCGCGCCGAAGAACACCACCACTCGCTTCGAGTAGCGGAAGTGCAGATAGTGCTCCCCGGTCTCGGCCGAGTGCAGGATCTCAAACTCGATGTGCTCCCGCTTGAGGCGCTCGCCGAAGCGTCTCTCGACTAGCTCCCGCGCTGCTGCCGGTGTCACGACAGCACCACCGGACCGTTCGGCCCCTCTTTGTCTTCGGCGAGCTTCGCCAGTTCGTCTGCGTCGCGCTCGCCTTCGATCGAAGCGAACACCGACGTATCCCTAGTCACCCAATACTTGCGACCGTCGAGCATCCGACCGTCGGCCATGCCGTTGAACCAAACGCGCTCGCCGACCTTGCACTGCATCGGGATAAGCGCGCCGCCCTCCGACATCGCACCCGGACCGACCGCGACGACTACCTTCGGGTTCGCTTCCTTCGCTGCTTGGCCGTCGGGGAGGTGAATGAGAACGTCTTTGCTCTGCTCTTCTTCCTGCAGAATGATCCAATCGTGTTTCGGTTTCGGGAATCTCATGGCTTGCTCCTGTTGGTTGTGGTGTTGCGTTCGGCGTTCAGCCCCGTGCGTTCGTGTGCCTCGACGAGGCGTGGATCGCGACGGCGGAGCTCGCGCTGGTAGAACTCGAGTTCGCCGCGCAGCTCAGCTTCGCGTGCGGCCCAACGATCCTCCGTCTTGCGCATGTCAGCGACGACCGATGCCCTGCTCACCATGGCTTCAGGCGCTGAGTGCGGTACCAAGTCGTCTCTGCCGAGGCTCTGAGCCCGACGCTCCTGCCACTCCTTGCGCCCTAACCCAGTGCATGGACCATCGTGCCCTTCGAACAGGTTGCTGTTGCACGAGCATCGCTTGCGATTGATGCCGGCGAAGCGGCTCCCTGGTTCGGGCTCGGCGTCACGAGAGTTGCCAGCAGAGAAATCTACCTTGCTCATCGCCCGTCCCTCCGCTTCCCTGTCTTCGCAGGCGGCGGCATCGCGTCGCGCACTGGCCGCACCGTGCCAACCGCATCGTCAACGATCGCCGGCCCTGCCCATTCCATTCCCTTCGGAGGTGTTGGTTCCTCCTCCGGCAGTGGACCGGCCTTCGCCAGCTCGTCCTCCCACCACTGCACCTGCTCGAAAGGCAGTCTCCTGCTGCCGATGTGCATCACGCGGTGCTCGTAGTCGGCGAACAGCGTCGTGGTCTCGCTCGCGCGAAACGTCCGCGTCCCGGGCGTCATGCGCGGCCCCGTCTCCCGCTTGTCGCGCGGCATGCGCATGTAATCGATCAGTTCGAGTTCCTTTACCGGTACCAGCATCATTCGCCTCCGTTCGCTTTCCGCGGCGCTGCGCTCACCGCGCTCGGCTCCGCCACTGCCTCGCCAACCGTCTCCACCGCCTCGCCACGCCCCTCTACCGTCCCGCCGCCCAATAACCCCGCCACCAGCTCCCCGAGCTCCGGCTGCGCCTTCAGAACCTGCGCGATGAGCTCCGCCGTCGACACCGTCGAGAACTCGCCCGGCTGGCCCACTTCGATGCGCTGCACGAACGCTCCGAGTGCCTTCATGTACAGCTCGACGCAGTCCTTCGCGACGCGTGTGTTCGGCTGCGGGATGGTCTCGTAGAGCCGTACACCATCGTCGTCCTTCCCAGTGCAAACGACCTTCACCTCGGACATCGCGGTCGCTTGGATGCCTTCGAGCTCGGCCAGCTTGCGGGTGATGTGCGCCACGCGGTCGGGGTCGGTGGCGATGCGCACCGCGTGGAACGCTTCGACCGCGCGGGACTGCACCGTGCGCACACCGATGCCCCACTCCGCCGCCAGCTTCGCCGCTGAGCTCGTGCCGTTCCACAGGCCAGAGAGGGCCAGATCGACGATGCGGCCCCGCTGCTGGTCCGCTGTGGGCTGGCCAGCGGCCGTAGGGATCGCGCGCGCGGGCAGGTCGCTGGCGGTGGTCATGTAGACACCTGACCCAATGTTGGGAGTGTCGTCAGTGACGCCGATCTACAACTATTCCTATAGGAGCTCGCGCGCGTCTCGTCTAAAGACAGTGATATATAGGGCGCAATGGGGATTTGGCGACACTGGCGACACTCGCGACACTCACGCATTGCTGGGCCCCCCTCTTTCGACGTAGAGAACCGGGTGATATCGGGCATCA